TTAAGAGTGGCTAATTTGATAATCGTTATTTATTAATCTGTTAATTTTATCCCTTTCGCTTTCATCAATCACACCTTGCTTGAATAGTGTATTATTTAGGCTTATCAACCTAATTTGTTCAGCGATATTATTATTTATTGTGCCGACGCCAATTATAGATTGTTGTATATTAATTTGGTTAGTATTTGTTGCTATGATAATCCCCACCTTTAAAATGATATATTATAATTATTCCCAATCGCAAATGATATAATCAAAAAATGTTTTCTTCATATTCTTTTATTTTATCAATCGCATACTTTGCGTTTTGACTACTTCCTTTGTATTTAGCCAAACCTTTTTCAAGTCCATATTTGCTAACTAAATCTGAAATTAGGCTTATTCCATAGTCTAAATTAACTTTTGTACTAAGCATTTCGTCTTTTACTTTAATTCCATACTTGTCTTGCATTGCTTTAAAATGATATTTTGCATTAATCTGCATTAAACCATAGTCGCCTGTTTTACTAATTACATCAGCTTGAAATCTGCTCTCACTCCATATCAACGCATAGACTATGTTTTCATCAATACACTTTTCAATACACTTGTTATGTATGTATAGTTGCAAATCATAATCAAGAGGAATATCTGCTCTTAAAATGTATTGTTCTTCCTTTGCAATTTCTACAATATCGGTGGCTATTTCCATTTCGGAAACAACCACTTCTAATTCTACATTGCTTTTTGTGTTTTGATTGTCAATAACTCTCTTTTGAGTTATAAGTATAAGCGAAAAGGATACAAAAGAAATCACAACAAGGTATATCAAGTGGCTATTTATAAGCTTTTTGCACTTTCTCATATTTGCAACCTTTCGTGTGAAGCTATGTAATGATAATCTGCTTTAGATATATTTATTAACTTCGTTATCTTAATTAGCGAGTTGTGGATAATTCGGCTTACTTGTCGTTCAGACCGTTGTTGTTCCATTTCACTGCCAAAGATACAACCTAAATCTTTGCATTTTTTACCCTCAAAGAAAAATTCACTCGTTGCAATTTTAGACCCACTTAAAGAATTTACAGCACATTCAAGTTGAGTTAAAACATTTTTAATTAATCGGCTTTCTTGCTCCATCTCTTGCAACTCTTTTTCAGCTTGCTGTATGTAGTTTTGGGCAACGTCTGCTGTTTTGTTGCTTACATGGCCAGCAGGTGGAAAGGGCATACCACTAACAGATTGAGTTAAGCACATTGCACCTATTATATCTGCTGTCGGTTTACTGCGTTCGTACTCGATAGCTTTATCAAGATTAGTAACATAAACTTTTAGCATATTAAAGTTATTTAATAAATTCCTAACTTCTTGTACCTCTAGCATTTGTTTTTGCCCCCTTTGTTTAAAAACATATCATGAAATGTAACTCCAACTGCATATGCTGCCCATATATCAGCCTTAAAGCCATAGAACCAACCTTGATTAGCTTTTACACCGACTACACCGAAACGGTCGATTAAAGCTTGTCTTATGTTTCCGTCTTTTGCTTTCATACTTCCACATAAGTTCATTTTTTCGTCTTTACGATATATGTAAGTTATTTTTTCAATGCCGACATTATCAGCAAATAATTGAGTAAATCTGCCTATCCAAAGACAAGTTTCAAATACTGATTTGCCTACGGCCATTCCATAGCAAGCTATCATTTCAATTGCAACAAAATCTACATTTTTAAATTCGCCTTGTTTAAACATTTCTAGCAATTCGTTGTTTTCGACTTTTCCTATTTCAATAGGCTTTAGTCCATCTTCTTCATTAATCAAAGTAAATGCTGTAAATTCGTTTCCTGGGTCAATAGAAAGTATCATAGCTTAGGACCTCCTTTATTTACAAATGTAAGGTCGTTTAATTTGAAACTTTCTTTAAATGTTCCAAAATCAACAACTGCGAATCTTCTTGATGTAGGTATTGCAATAATAACGCCCTCTTGTTTTTCTTTGAGCGCAAAAGCTTTATCACAATTTTTATATATTTTTCGCTTTGCGATAACAGTATCACCAACTACATATTTCATACGTTAGCCCCTTTCGTTTATTTAAATGGAAGTTCTTCCTCGTCTGTGTCTATTTCCTCAAAATCATTAATACTAAAAGATACAGTTGCTGCTTCGGTTTTCGTTTCCCAACCGTATTTTTTAGGATATTGGATTGATTTATCAACTAAACGTTTACTTGCTTGTTCAAAAATCAAAGGAATGTATAAATCAGCTTGTCCATTCTCTCTGTCTTTTGCAACTTCAATTACGTTATCAGAGGATAATATTTCCTCGCTCATTTTTAAGTTTTTATTTTTGCTGTAATATTCTCTATATGCGATATTTACCCTATGCACAATGAAAACAGCGTCGCAAAGGTTAATCATATTTCCGCTACCCTGTATATCATTTAATCGCATTATGCCGTCCTTGACCTTTGCAGGGTGGATAACAAGGTAAATCAAAACGTCATTTGTCAACGCATAGTTTTTTAAGCTTTTTAAAAATTCCTTATGTGCGTTTAATTCTTTATCAGACAAGTCACTTGTGTCAATCGTCATAAAGTTATCTAAAAAGAACACCTTACATTTCCTGTGCTTTCGGTATACTTCCATTGTTTGAAGTATGTCAGAGTATTTCATACTTTCTCTGTTATTGTACAGATAGAAACGCTTGTCATACCATTTGTGAATGAGGGAACTTGACTTATCGGCTACACTGTAAAAAGTCTTTTGGGTTTTTGAATTTGTGAACGATACGCAGTTATCTCTGCCAGCTAGTTGTAAATCAATCCAACTCTTGAACTTATCTGCTCGTAATTCCCCACTGTACGCAAATACGTTGTACCCTTGCTCTAGCGTTTCATTAATAATCATTCCTAAAGCTGTTGACTTTCCACCACCTGTTACACCTGTTAGGAATATAACTTGCCCCATTTCTACCGTTACATTTTTATCAAGTTTTTCAAACCCTGTACGAACAATTTCAGCTTTACTTGGGTCATACGGTGGGATATCTGCCACGTTATGGCAACGGTTTAGAATTGTTTTGACTTCTTCGTCCGTTTCTTGGGAAGTTTGAAGCTTTGTTATTTGTTTCTCTAATTCAGCAGTAGACTTCTTTTCTTTTGGCTGATACTCTTGTTGCGTAGCTTTAGGTTGAGTTTGCCTTTGTTCGTACTCTTGTTGCTTGTCGTAAGCGTTAGGCTCAAACAGTAACCTTAAATCTCGCCAACTATAATTAGCGCACCCATTATGGAAACACCTAAAAGCCAACGTACCGTCATTCCATTGAAATATTGCACTATCTTTTCCGTGGTCGCTATCAAAAGGGCAGGATTGAAGAACATATTTAACATAGTCTTTTGTGCTGTCTGTTTTTAGAACTGGTATACCGTGCCTTGAAATGAAGTCCTCAATGTTAAATTCCGTTGCATTGCTATTGTTATTGTACTGTTGTTTAGGTCGTTGCTTTTGCTCGGGAATAGGTAACATATCAGCGACTTGTTTTATTAAGCTTTCTTGTGTAATGTTAATTTCGCTAGGTACATATTGAATGGAACTGTTGCGGTGCGGTCTTTCGGGAGTATCCGCACCTTTTACAGCTTTCGTTCCATAAAGTTTGGTAATGCGTGAAGCGTTGAATACAGACTTATCAACATCTACTTTTTCATCAGTAAACATATAAGATAATGCTTGTATAAACTGTTGAATTAATTTCTTGACTTCTTCGCTGTTAGGCAAGTCGATTTTGTAAAGCAAGTGATAACCGTTTCCACTATCGGCTTGTATCGGCTCTGAAAAACCGTTGTTTTTTAAGAATTTATAGCATTGTCTTATTCTGGCGAGTGCCACTTCCTTTTCTTCATCTGTGCTAGATGTTCCAGACAACCTAACAGGGTCAAAATCAATGAATAGCCACCGTCTACGCTCAATGTCTTTGTCAGCTGTTGTTTCTTTCGCATAATCAAGTAATATATCTTGGTTTTTGCGTAAGTAGCAAGCAGGGTTTATTTTATTTAACACAAAATAAATATTGTTTTTCGCCTTGTATTTTTCAACTTCTTTTTGTGCTTTTTCCGCTTCGTTAAAATACCCACTTGTCGTTTTTCTATCCCCAATTATGCGTATTTCAATTATGTCGCCTTGCTCGTGAAACAGCCTTAAATTATCTGCTATACTTGTTGTACTTGAAATGTTTCTCACCACCTTGCTCGTTACCTTGTAAGGTAACATAAAATTAAAATAATTTGATTTGTACGTCGCAATCCTGCGGAATGTCTTTTTCAATAAATAAGTTGTAATACATATAATATAGAACCTTTACTACTATGCTATTTCCTGCTTGCTTGTACATTTGCGAATCAGACATTCTTTCTATTCTTTGCTCATGTGTTAGTTGCCTTTTTCCTTTGTGATTTGGATATTGTTTCAATAAATCTTCGGACACCCGTTTACTGAAATATTTTGCTCTGTAATAATCTTCATCAGTAAAGCCCATTAACCGCCAACACTCTTTAGGTGTAAGCTTACGAATACGAAAATCAATATCAAGTAACCAGTTGTCTTTCTGAACAGAAGTTAGAGTATTGCTTGTGCCTTGCGTGTTCAGTTCTAACCTTTGTTCAAGTGTTACACCAACTGTTCTGTCACTTGGATTGTCTGGGTTTCTCCCTCTGCTAGAGCATATTGTAGGGAGTTCTATTACATTTCCACAATGAGAAGTTGAAATCGTGTCTAAAAACCCATTTTCGAAATTTGCACGTTGTCCTTGAATTCCAAAATCTCCATCTGAAGTCTTTCGCCTAATTTCGATAGCATTGTCGGTAACATTCACATACTTTGTAGATGGCTCAACTGCAAAATTATTACACTCCCAACTGTTAGATGTAATTGTAGGACAATCATCAAGTAAAGCACCTTTGTTAAATCCTCTTGGTGCTTGCAAGATTTGAGGTTCTGCAATGTTAAATCTTCCGTTCTGCTCCGCCATCAAAGTTGTCATTAAACCGTCAATATCATAAACTCTAGCTTGCTGTGACGGTTGCTTGCCGTTTTCGTCTTTTGTATTCAAACACATTACTTTAGGTTCTCGGTTTCCACCGCCCATTGTGTCTAAACATTTGCTTATTCCATTAGGGTTTAAAACATAATTTATTTGCTTATAACCCTCTGATAAATAGCCAACTATATCTATTTTGCTCTCAGCTACTTTAGTGGGGTCTTTAAAATCTCTCGATAACAACGTGGGGGAAATTCCACTGTCTTTATATATGTTATGACCGTGATGTCCGCTCTCACCCTTTAAATTCCCTAAAACTTGAAGTGTATTATCAGTAGCACTTAACGCAGCATTGGCACGCAAATAACTTGCATTACCCTCTAAATCTCTCGGTTGCCACGTAAACCCTGTTCCTTTAGCATTGTGATTTTGATTGTGTGCAATAAAGCCTTGAAGCATTGTTTCACTCAAATAATACTTTTCATCTACTGTATCTTCGAGCATATCTCTAAGCCTTAATCCGTTATCAAACTTTTGAGGAAAGTAGTAGCTTTGTTCAATGTCCTTTCGTATGCTGATAACAAAGACACGTTCCCTGTTTTGTGGAATACCGTAATCTTTAGCATTTAATACTTGCCAATGATTTTTCCCAACTGTTCAAGGAATAACAGCCATCTGTTAAAATCAGCTTTAAACTTCTTTCCTACAAGATTTTTAACATTCTCTAGCATTAAGTATTTAGGTAATTCGTTATATTCTTTGGAAACATTAAGTAATCGTTCAACTTCAAACAGTAGGCCCGAACGTGTACCTTTTTTTATACCCTCTTGGTTTCCTGCAACGGAAATATCGGTGCAATTATGTACAATGATATTTTGCACAACATAGCTGTTATCATTCTCGGTTTCAATGTTGTAAACTAACCCACTATACCCGCATTCGGATATACTATTTATAGGGGACCATACATAACCGTCCTCATAGAAAGCTTTATCTTGAATATCGGTGTCTAGCTTGTAGGTAATAGTATAGCTATCTTTTTGGTTTACAATTCTGCCCTCGATTAGATGTGTTTTTGGTCTTTGGGTAAAGTAAACTGAAAAAGGTCTATGATAAGCTTTTGCAACACATTGGCCTATGCCATAAATCAACTCACGGCTAACGGATGTAATTTTATAAGTGTTTTGTGTGAAACAACCGTCAGCACTCAAATATCCGTCTAAGAATGATTTCAATAAGTTGATAGGCAAATTTAATATATCAGCTGAAAGACATTTGTTTGAAGCTCCACGTCCGAACTGTTCGCAGTATTCGCCTATTTCTTTGAATGCGATATGAATTTTAGCAACCGTTTTTTCTTGCACAACGGAATAATTAAATTCTAATTCATCTAGTATTGGAACAATTTGCCCGATTTCAGTGAAGTCACAACATATAATAATTCCACCTTGACTTCTAATCCAACCATCACCTAAATATCTTCCGATTAGCCACCAAAAGTTACTGTTTGAAAATTTTGAAACTAGAATATCTGATTTTCTGCTACTTCTCCCATCTGCCCACTCAAATGTTGAACCATTCCATTGTGGTAGTTTGCTAACTTGATTGATTGCTGTTCCAACATAATAATCTCGGCTTAAATCTTTTGCCTTAACCCATTCAGCACTTGTGAACTTCCTATCGTAAGAGCGATTAAGGTTATTCCATTCCCTATATTTTTTTCTAACATAGAATGGGTGTTCTGCTGTTGTGTAAATTGTTTCACTACACATTGTTTTTAGCTTTATAAGGCTATCAGCCTTGTTAATCATTGTTTTTTTTACTTTTTGATATGTATTTGTGTGAGTTAGAACTAAATCGTTTGTTGTAACTTCTTCAATCGGTTTATATCCGTCTAGCGTTAATACTAATGTACCCTCTACAAAACAAGGAAAACTGTAAGTCCAAAAGTCGGCGTAAGGTAGTTTCTCAATCTTGCTTATATCCCCCTCATTTTTTGAAAGCTTGTAAGCTAGATAATATTGTTTTAATCTATGGCCTTTCACTCTTGCTAGGGTATGCTTGCCTGTTTTAAAATCATACCCTATGTTACGGTCCATCATTTCACGTTTCATTTCAATTTCATTAGGAAAATCGAACTTCTCAAACTCAACATCAAAATCATAGTGAATAGCTGCATAAGACAACATAGCGTCTTTGTCAATTTCAGCAGTGCATTCTACCCTATGGGGTAACTCTAAGTCGGTAAAAGCTTTCTTTTGTGAGCCTATCCCCGAAAATAATTCATTAATAGTTATCATTTAAATACCTCATTTACTTCAACCTTACAGGCAATACTAACGCTCTTTGATTATCAGCAGTTACAACGATTGGACTTATTGCGCCACCAATGTGTAATGTTATTTCTTCGCTATTAAAGGACCTTAAGCAATCTACTACATAATGTGAGTTCATACCGATTGTTATTTCCTGCGTTAAATTGCTTTCAACATTAATTGTTTCGTTGTACTCTGAATTTTGCACATTTATTTCTGCATAGATTTCATTTTCTTTAAAGGTTACTTTAGCTGGGGATGTATGTTGACCTGCTTGAAGTAAGTTAATTCTATTGAAAACCTCTAGCATAGATTGACGGTTAACCGTAATGTTTATCGAATGGTTAGGTATGGCTTGCTTGTAGTTTAGAAAATCGCCATCTAAAAGCCTTGAAATAATGCAATACTCGTTGAGCTTGAATATAATATGTTTTGATGTTCTTGTAATAGATATCATATCTTCATCATCAATATTAAAACTTTGAATTAAAGTTAATGTTTTTCTAGGAACAACAAATTTAAACTCATTAGCATAGTCGAAAGATGTAGTTGATAATCTGTATCCATCACAAGCTACCATATCAAGCTTTCCGTTTTCTGCATTAAACAACAACCCTGTATGAATAGGTAGTGCTTCAGAAGTAGCTATCGCATACATACATTTTTTTGTTCCCTCAACAACTGATAATGCATTTATTTCTGTTGTGTTTCCGTCCTCTGTGTATTTGGGTAGTTCGGGATATTCGGCAACATCAACTGTTGTATATTTTGACTTTGATTTACCGAATTTAATAGTTAGAAAACTTTTGTCGTAAGCTAATTCTACCCAATCATCAGTTATACTTTGTATGATGTCAATAGCTTTTGGTGGAATGATGAAACTATCCTCTGTATTCACGTCTAGCTTAGCTGTTAAGGCTGTTTCAAGGTTGTATGCTGTTAGTGTGTTGTCTTTGAATAGCACCCCTTGCAACGCTGTTATTTGTGCTTTAGTGTCAAGTGCTGGTTTAAGAAGTTTAAGCTTTCTTTTTAGTTCAATTGTTTGTATTTTCATTTTGTATTACTCTCCCTTTGCTCTTATGTTTTTAATCATTGCGACAGCTGTATCAAACAGCTCATCTGCTTTTTTTGTATCAACTATTTGACATCCGCCTACAATAGTGTTTCTTACATAATCTAAAAATAGGGTTATTATTTCTTCTGGACTACAAATAAGGGTTTGTGAAATATCTTTGGCTATCTCAATTTTGCTTTTCAGAAAATCTATGTATTCCATTTTTATCTCCTTTACTTCGTTACTTAATTACCTTACGGGGTAGTAAATCAATATAACATTACCCTATAAGGTAGTATATGCACATTAAAACGGTAAATCGCTCTCGTTAGTGTCTATTTCCTCAAATTCTCCTATTGAAAAATTTTCTTTTTGTGCTTCTTGCGTTGGTAAAGGTTGTGTTTGTACTGTGCCTTGTGCTATTTTAGCAATGTTAAGCCAATCAGCTGTTAAAGTTGTATAAGTGTTCCCATTGTACTCTCTTGTTTTTATTATACCTATTGCAAATACAGTATCACCCTTTTTTATGTTCTCTGCGTATTCAGCAAGCTCTCTCCAACACTCACAATTAGCGAACGTACTTTGTTTACCTTGCTCTTTTGTATCGTCTTTACCGATTACAAGGCTAAATTTACACACCTTTGCTCCGTTCGGTGTAGTTGAAAAATCAGCGTCTTTTGAAGCATAACCGATAACCCCTATAAGATTACCTATTTTAAATTGTTTTGGTTGATATGTCATTGTTACTTACCTCCGTTTATTTTCTTTAAATATCTCTTTAAAGTTGCCCTCACACCATCTTCTGTGTTTCCTCCGCCCATTTTAATGGATACTTGAACCCAAGATAAATCTTGTATAAATCTAAAAATCATAATTTGGCGCACATAGCTATCTTCGCAACTATAAATGAAATCGTTTAACCTTTTATATTCTTCTAGACACTTTTCATAATGCTGTTGAATGTCGTCCTCTAATACAATAACCTTGTCCATAATTGATGGTTTATTGCTATATGATGAAGTGAATTTTGGCATCCCAGTAATTCTAGTTGATGTTCTAGTAGAAACTGATTTTAGCTCTTCCACTCTTTCTTCCTCTGTTTTTATCTCACTCTTTAGATACTTAAGCTGGTTTAAATCTTTAGCTGTCATAAACGCTCTCCCTCTTTAGTTTTGTTTTATCTGTTCTGCGTTTCCATCTAGCCGATAAACGCTTAACTTGTTTGATGTTTTCAGCACTTGTGAAAACTATATTTTTGTGACTAATTGTTTCGTGAAAGTATGAGTTTTTACCTGTGTATTTCACCGTTTACCTCTCTTTCAATACGTTCAAGCTGTCTGTAATGGTCTGCTATTTTATGTATATCTTTCATTCTTACACCTCTGCATAGTCTGCATAGTCTTTGTATTCGGTGTAATACCACGTCAATTCAGCTTTGTATGTTTCAATTGCTTTTTCTGCGATTTCAAGCGTTGCGAAATATGGCGTGTTGTAAGAACGACTATGATTATAGACATTAACAACAATAGAGTTTGCTTTATAATCATAATAAAAATCGTATTTTTGTTGTTTAAAATCTTTCCAATCCAGCACGACACCAGCCTTTGCGTTTTCCTCTACTGCAAATCTGCGTAACTGTCGCATTAGCTTATCTGCTCTTGCTATGTTTACAGCTAGTTTTTCATCTGAATAATAGTTAGCGTTTTCGTAACACATTGTGTCCATTGCATCTCTTTTATCATCATAATCTAGCACTTCCTCGCCGGTCCTGTCAATCGTGTGATATTCTTCGCCCTCTTGCACCCTCTCATACCCAGTTTTGACCTCTTTATTTTCAATAATTTTTACTTGTTCTTCGCTCATTTCTGCTTGATATGTTTTGCCATCAATAATTACTTCGATTTTTTTCATATTAATTCTCCTTTTTTATTTCAAATTTTTCTTTATCAAAATAGGGAACACCCAACTCTTTCAAGCGTTCATCAACGTATAGCATACTATCCTTTTCTTTGTTGCACTCCTCGACCACCTCACACCAAGTAGCAAGAACACGCTCTAGCCTTGACTTACCAAATCTCTCCGATAGTGCTAACGCCAATAGAAACTGCTTTACTGTTGTTCTTATAAGGCACTGATTTTCTTCTATTTTTTGATGTCTTTTTATATTAACTTTCATTTTGTTTCAGCCTTTCTTTCCTCTCGCTTTTTCAACCTGTATTTTCTTTTTTTCAGCTTTTTACCGAGCCTATGATTGAGTTTTGCAAGTTTGTAAAGTTCTTTTTCTGTCAAAAAAAGTTGGAATAACTCTTTTATGTTGGGCAATTTATCTGTTTTCATTACTTACCACCTTTCTTATGGCATAACTGCAATAGTGATTTTCTTCAACAACAGGGTTTGATAGTTCTGATTGTTCGCATATATAAACGTTTTCACAAATAAATTTGCGATAGATACACTCGCAACACTTAGCAGGCTGATTTGCTTTTAGTTCTTCGATACACCTCAACAAAGCGTGCAATAACTTTGCTTTATTTTCGTAAACAGTTCTTAAGCCTGTTTTGCACACTCTGTCGCAATACTCTGTTAAATAGTCTGATTGTGATATTTGTGCCTTAGCCTCTTTCATAGCTTCATCAATTGTCATTTTGTTTCACGCTCCTTATATTTGTCTTGTATCTCTTTAGCTTCTCTCAAACAGACTTTTCCAAATTTTCTTAGTTTGAGTAATTCTTTATCCGAAAGTTTTTGTAGTTCATCAACCGTTTTTATTCCGTTCAACCAAAGACTATTCAATAATCGTACTGATATATCAATATCGTTTAGTAATGTCATAGTGTCATTCTCCTTTTTATAGCTTTTTGTATATCTTGTTCGTTATTGTGTGCAGGGCATACATCTGTATCAAACGCAACGCTGTGGCTATGTTCGTTACACATTGGAATATCACACACATCACAATATTTAGTCATAGATTTGCTACATACACTACACTTTTTGGGTGGCTCACCTATTCGACTACAAGATATGCTTACAATACCGTTTGAATAGCGCGTTAATTTACAAGGCATTATTTTCACCTCTACAATCAGCCCCACAATTAGGACAGTAATTAGATTTATGCCACCACGACACTGGGTATTTGCACTGATTACATATCGCCAATATTTCTCCAACATCTTTTTTTAGCCACTCACCACGCACCTTTTGTGGCTCTGCTGTTGGTTGGCTACAAGTTTTAAGTTGATAAAATTGTAAAGCATCACTAATACATTTTAAATCTCCATAGTTAACATCCTCAATGTCCGTTTCACTTAGTTGTCGCTGTTCATAATCAGAAATAATATTTTCTATTTGTTCTACAAGGCATTTCCTTGTTAGTTCTTGCTTGTTATCAGCATCAATCAATCTAGCCATTGTCATTCTCCTTTCGGCTCGTGGTCGTAAAAATCTTCATCAGATGAATTAACAAAAAAATCGAAATCTTCTCCATCAGTCATTGTTATCTTTACAAAAGAGCCGCTTTCTTGTTCTCCAATATTTTCGTCAGAACAATCTTCTGTGTTGAAAATTATGTACCATTGCTTTGTATGATACCCATAGACAGGCTTACCAACACGCTGTTTAAGTTGTTCCAAGGTTAGTGGAGGGTTTAGTGGTATTGCTTTATAGCCATTGTCATCGTAGCCTAAACCCCTGTTAATAAAGTCGTACCAATCGCCTGTGGTTAAATCCCAACTTTCTAACAATTCTACTAAGGAGTTGCGTTGGCACTCTTTTTCAATCATTCTGCTTACATTTTGCATAGTTTCATTACTCATTATCTTCACCTAACTTTCTTCCACACTTTGGACACGCAATCCATTCTAAATCCCTTGTACCGCCCCAATTTGCATAGAAAAATGTATCGCCAGACATACCGACCGTTGCTTCATCATCATCAATTAAATCGGTTTCACCATTGCAAAATTCACAACCTTTTTCACGCTCTTTTATCTGCTCAATTTCCTTGACATACTCCAATACCTCCGTAAAAGTAATACCTTTACTCGCAAGTTCATCTTCAAAGGTCTTGTAGTTTTGTATTACCTCTTTTGTGAAGCCAACCTCTGCTAGTTCTTTGGCTTGTTGGAGTGCTTGAATTACTGTATAATCGAGTATATTTATATCGTTTGGCTTGTTTTTCAAGCGATATTCCAATTTCATTTTTTCGCTTCGCAACGCTTGTTCAACTTTTAACACTTCTAGTGGGTTGGATATATTATCATTGCATTTATCCATCAACATTCACCCTTTCAAATTCATAAGTCCACACCCAAGGATTAGCTTCCCAACCGTATATATCAAGGTATTGTTTTTTGATTGTACTATCCCATAAGGTTTCAAATTTTTCTAGACTAAAGTCATATGGCACAGGATTGTAGTGAGTGCCGAAATTGCTTGTTCCTTTTTCACAGACACCTTCTTTGTGGCATTCTTCGGTTGTTATATCCTGCAACCGTTCAACCTTCACCCCAGTAACACGAAGAAATATCCTTGCCGCTTCTTTTGGCATATGTATGGATGGGCGCCATTTAATAAATCCGTCACACCATTCGCACAAAATACAATTGTTTGTTTTATCATATGGTTCTGGACAACCCCACTCATCAGATTTACCATTACATACACTATCTGCACGATAATAGAATATATCTTGTTTAGGGTGTTTTCTCCACGTTTCCCTCACATAGAGAATATCACCGACTTTGTATCGTGATTTACATTCAATAAACCGTCTTATTTTATGTCGTGACATTCCATTTTCAATTTTAATAGGCTCTGTGTATGGCTCTGTTTCACACAATACATTGTTGTGCATTTCAAAAACACTATCACAATATTTAGGCTTAATTACTCGCCTTGTAACTGTTTTTCTATTATCCAATATAGCCTTAACCATTTCAGTATTAAACAAAATAGGCTTTGCTTTTGCTAGTATTTCTTGTCTATCCATCATTTTCTACCTCTATTCTTGATTATTGAAACTTTATTCATTTGCGCATCAGCTTTGTTTTTTATCCAACCACCCAAAGTTCCTAATAGCGAAAACAAAAGTCCTACCACATACGGAACAAGCCATAAAAAATTAAAACAGAAAACTATACAATATAAACTTTTTGATATTGATTTACAATGATTTTTTAAATAATTAATATTTTCTGCTCGGTTAGTAAATTCCTCTGTGCAAACAAAATACCCTTTTCTATCTTTGTAATATTTATTTATCAGTTTTCACCTCACTTTCATATAGTTTAGGAAGTGGTTGCCAAGCGATTAAATCATAACCATTATTTATTTTCCATTCGTCATAACAGTATTCTGCTGTGTCTACAATTTCCTTTCCACTCCAACCTCTTATTACTGTACATAGATAAATTCCATCTTTTTGTGGTTTTTCTTGTTCTGATACTGGTATCCATTTAGCTTGTGACAGTTCCAATATCTCTGCTTTTAATCGTGTAACTTCATCTGCTAAATCATTAGCACAATCGACAATATGATAATTATCACTTGTTTGTTGTTGTTTCATAACTTTAGCAAATCCAATTGTTTCATCAATCGTTAGTTCTCTGTTAAATAATTTCATCAGTTTTTACCTCGCTTTCCCATTATATCGTTGTAACATCTTTCGCAGATTACTAATTTATTTCTGTTGTTTTCATTATTATTCAAATCATTTCACCTTTCTAGCATAAAAATAATCATTGTATGCTTTGTATCTTGCTCTTATGTCCAACATATTTACATCTTTATTATTTGCAACAAAGTTATCCCAAAACCTCTGTTGACACTGTTCAAACTCTGGGCAGCCACACCGATATATGCAATTCGGAACAAGTGTATCAGCTACTTGTGGTTCGTAGGGTTTAATCTCTATTTTTAAATCTTCTGCATACTCTCGTGTTTCTCTTGAAGATTGATAACATAGTCTTTTCCTTGCCATATCAATTAAATGCTGGGCATTAGCTACACCATCCATATTTACTAGGGTATCTTGTGGCAACGTGTTCCTGTCTACTCCTGTACGGTCTGTACGTTGTGTTGAAACAAAGCACTCCCATTTATGCCTGCTAAAATGCACTGCTATCCACGACTTAATTCCTTTCCAACTCCAATCAACTTCTAATAGTCGAATAGGGGAATGTTCAGAAATAAGTAAATCTTCTTTAAATTTTGGTGTAACATTTTTATCTGAATAGTCTTTATTTACCGTTGTTCTGCATTTGTTTTTGATGTTTTTCCAATCACCAACTATTGAATTAATTTGTGTTTTACTCATTGTTTACACCTCTTAAATCTTTACCACAATTAGGGCAAAACAACGCTTTACAACCTGTATGTACCGTTTCCCACGTCATTTTACTACCACTCATAATAGCATATTCTTTGTTGCAAAAATCACACCCTATCATTCGTTCTAACTTTTCAAGCAACACTATAATTTTGATTTCTTCAAGCATTATCTGTTTATTGAGTTTGATGGTTGAAGTTTCAGTACAGTTTTTAAGTTTATTCTTATAGTTATGTACTCTTGTTTTGCAACTCTCAATTGCTCGCCTTATCCATTCTTCTGTTATTTCAAAATTCATTTTTTACCCCATTTCAAAAGTTGTCCGCACTCTCCACACCGTTTAGTTTCTTTTGTCAACTTAGCTGAACAACAAGGGCATAAATTCGCATAGTTTACACCTTGACATACAGAACGCTCTGTATCTTTATACATTGATTTTAAAGCTATGTTCATTGCTATATGTAGATGGCTAGTTTTTTCTTCTTTTTCGTGAATATGGTTAATTGTTTCTTTTTCAAAAAACTCAATAGCTTGTGCTATACTATTCACTTTGTTTCACCTCTTGTTCTTCTTTAGGTGTATTCAATGCCCAACGCAACTGGTCTAGTAAATCGTTTGTATGTAGTTGTAATTCTTCAAAGGTAGTTGAGTTCTTTATAAGTTCTTCGTATGTATTGATTGCTAGTTTTGCTACTGCATGACTACCCATTCTAAAGTCATGTAAGGTTTTATCTCGTTGAATTTTCGCTCTTTCGGCTGCCTTTTGATTAAGTATAGCTTCCTCTATTGCTGGTGTTGTTTGTTTTGGTATATTTGATTTCATAATTTAATCCTCCTCTTTTGCACAATTTGGACACACTAAAATACTATCGTTGTCGCTCGTATTAATTAGTTCAACCGCATTGTCCTCACATACCATCTGCCCACATATTGCACACTCAAGATGTGATGTGCAGAAGTTACAGGGTGCGTTAAGGTGGCAAGAACAACAATTCTCGCAAAAATCACAGTTCATAAATTAACCTCTCTTTTCATCAAAATAAGTTGCTTGCATATCGGCAAAATGTAAGTGAAATGCTAAAGGATATTTCTCAAATGCACTTGATACGTTGTTCCACGCTTTTTCGCCCTCGTAAGCTCCCATATGAAAACGGATTGCAACAGCTTCTTCAACTGTTAGTTTCATAAACCTTTCAATTAAGAAAACGGACTTCTCACCATGCCCAAACGGAAACTTTTCATCATATGTATAGTAAGGTTGTTGTTCCCAAACACCGTTAACTTTGACGTTCTTTGTGTCTTGCTTGTACATTTTCGCCTTACAAATATCGTGAAGCGACGCACAAATTGCTCTAGTTTCTTGATTTTGGCACTCTAAACGGTTAAATACGTTAATGCTATGCTCACACAATCCGCCCTCATATGCTCCGTGGTATTTCGTACTCGCAGGTGCAGTGAAGAAATCTGATTTTTCAAGCCATTCTAAAAGCTTGTCCGCTCCGTCACGTTTGATGTTAGCGTTGTATATTTCAATAAATTTTTCTTTACTCATTTTTTTCTCCTTTCATATAAGCAGCCATTAAACTGCTATTTTGTTTTTGATTTTCCCTAGCAAACGTGAAATTTGTCCTTGACTTATTCCTATTTTTATCGCAATTTGCGGTTGAGTTAGTCCTTTTATTTTTTGTAATAAAATTTCTTTTTCTCTTTCGCTTAGTTTTAAAATTGCACCGTTAAAAACAACTTTTGTTTCTATGCTGTTTTCTAAACAATAAGGACATTTAAGCATATTAGCTAATGTTAATTCTTCGTGTACTGGCTCGTCTCTAAACTTACAAATACAAAACCTTTATGCTTTTTGTTTTTTCTGTACTCCATTAAAATTTCATTCTGCATACATTTATATGCAAAGGTTGAAAAACAAACGTTTTTATCTTTATTGTATGCTCTTACAGCTTTGCAAAAACCATATGCAGATATTCCGTACCAATCATCTATTTCTAAATTGTTTTTTTGTAAAAAGCTATATATTAGATTATGGTTTTCAGTTGCAAATTGTTGTTGCTCTAACGTTAATTTTTTTAGCATATTATCACTTCCTTTTTTGTAGCTTCGGTTAGCTTACTGTATATTTCTTGCTCGTTGCACATTGTATCAGAAAGATGTATTGCATAGATTTTTTTACACTTGCTAAGGTCTTGATTTTGCAAGAACTTTAAGGCAGTATTTAAACTCATATGTGAGTTGTAACGTCTGTTTTCAATTACAGATATACTTTTAACATTATCTACATCTTCGGTGTAGTTTGTTTCCACTAGGTAAATTTCACAAGGTGAAAAAGTGTTTTTAATGTACATACAATCCGTTGCAAAAAACAAGGTTTCTTTTGTTGCTGTGGAATAAATTAGATAACCTAAGTTGGCGCAAGGAGTACTGTCAACATTGATATGTGGTAGGTCAAAAGGCACTATAACAAATGTTCCAATTTGAAATTGTTTTGAGTGGGATATAGTTCTTATCCTATATCCCCTCAAATTTAGTGCATTTGCTGTGTCTTTGTGCATATAGCAGTTTATACCGTATCGGTCGGCTAAGTCGCTTATGGATAGGCTGTGGTCCCTGTGTGCATGACTTAATAAAACACCACTTATATTTGATAGTCCAAAGTCAAGTTTTGCTTGTATTTTCTTAATGTTGATACCTGCTTCAAGTAAAATTTGAGTTTGTCCGTCTGAGATACAGTAACAGTTACCGCTAGAGCCACTTGCTAAAACTTGAATATTCATATCATCACCTATTCTGTATTAGCTTTGGTTTCACTGGTTGTGAAAGTTTCAATAACTCTTCCTTGTTCATCAAGTTTGCTAAATGTAAAACCACCTTTTTTTAGTTTTGGATAGTCGCTTTTTGAAATTATAGTGGCTTCTTTTTCTTTTGCCTGTTTAAAAATTTTTGTTGCATTTAAAAAGCTTTCGTTTACAAATCGGCTTATAGCTTCTTCTGAAAAGCTTTCTGAAAGGCCAGTTAAGTATGTAAACGCCGAAGCGTGCGTCAGCATTGCTATTGTATCTAGCGAACAGCAATTTGTTTCAATAATAAGCTGTTGGTTTTCGTTTTTTATAGTTACTTGTCCAGATTTGTCTTGGTTTCCCATTATGCTTTTACCTCGCTTTCATCAACTGCGTTCTCTTGAACCTCGCCAGTTTCTTCATCTATAACGCTAAAATCAACCTCGATTTTATCCCCTGTATTTGCGTTTTCTTCAATTTCAATTTCGGCTGTTGCTTTTGCGATATCGTTATCGTTTTCTATTGCATATTTTGTTACGATATTATGGTCATCAGATGAATTAATGATGTGTTTGCAAGTTCTACCTATTACTGTTTTACAAGCCATTTCAGCTGTGTATTGTGCGTGTGTTGACGCAGGTTTCAAATTTCCGTTATCGTCAAACGGTTTAGTCGGCGATTTCTTCCAAGCTTCTTGAATTTCTGCCATTGTCATTATAATTGCATAATTATCGCCGTCTTGTTGCTTTACGATACAATAAACACCTATAATATTTGCTTTGTTGATGTCTTGGAATTTTTGTTTATGAGATTTAATATATTTCTTACCGTCTTTAATCTCATAGTCAATTTCGTCACCCTCATAAATTGGTTGAGCAGAGAAGTCAATTACATTTTCATTTACCATCTTAGCAACGCATTCAGCTCCAAAATATGAACGCTGTGCAACAAGCTTGTCACCATATACTATGTAATATACTTGTGCTTTGTCGGGGTTTAAGCCTTGAACAACGGTCGTCAGCATTGCGTTTGCGATAGATACTTGTGTACATACATCTATTGCAGGCTTTCCGTTTCTGTCGGTGGTTTGTTGTATTTTAAGCCACGCAGCCTTTAAAGCGTTTTCCGGACTATAATTTTGTGGGACCACTAACTCCCCTTTATCTTGAAATTGTTTGATTTGTTTTAACACGCCCTCTTGTGTTTGTTTTGCAAGTGCTAAAGATGTAATTTGTTTTTCAGCCATTTGTTGTACCTCTTCTTTCGTTTATAAAATTGCTGTGGGGTACTTTTGCACCCCATTTACAGCAATATGTGTTATGTATTATTCGACGATTAAAACTTTATCTTCTTGAATTAAATCATCTAAACTTTCTTTCAAATAATTAGCAACATTATTCCTTGCTTCAAGTTTCCACGCTCCACCGTCTGCTTCAAATAAAGCTACCTGCCCACCGTCACGCAAACGAACTAGGAACTCACTCTCTGGTTGCTCAACTTCAAGGAATGTACGGTATGGAGTTAGGCGAACTCTTGGATTAACAACTTTATTGTCTTTTAATGCGATACCTTTTTTCACAACGACAGATTGAGTAAAACCATCATCAGTGGTCTTTAATGAGTTATCCTCTGTGATTGTTCCTAATAACTGTACAAGTTCCAATAAGCTAGGAGTTTGCTCATATTTAGATTTAAGAGCAATCATCATTGCTTCGTAACTCATAAAATTATCAAAAGAAATTTGGGGTAATTCAGCAGCAGCAGTATATGGATATTCACGTTGTCTGTCGAAACAATTAATGGCGGAAAGCACATTGATTTTGTTATGGTCAATAACATTTATAATTACAGGACCATTATAGTTAGCAATTTCTTTTTTCAATGTATCGACAAGACCGTTAAGTGTTTTAAAGCTAACTGTTTCCACTGTTGGACCTTTAATAACCTGCAAGCTTTTATCCGTATATTTAAATCCGTTTTGCTCGCTTATGTTTGGTGCGCCTAAAGAAACGATTTTTTCAATAGCTGATTTATCCATTAGTAATTACCTCCAACTGCAAATTTTAAGATTTTAGGACTTTCTTGTTCCCCACCGTTTACATCAAATTGCCCTGGAATGTTTGGAACTAGTTCTGTTGCGATAAGCTCACCTGTTGCTGGGTTAGCACCAACATAAAGTGCTGTTTGAATTGCGTTGTTTGGTTGAAGTTTGCATTTTGCTGTTGCTTTGATTGTTACTTGTGTTCGGTCTGCGTTAGGCGCAAACTCGACCGTTAATGTTAGTTGTCTTTTCTTGCTAGGGTCTGTGTTTACGTCAAGAATATTTTGAATGATTTTGCCAACCTCGATATCAGCTTGCTCCATTATTGCACCTTTTGCCATTTGTAGAATGCTTGCTTGTACTTGTTGTTCCATAATAAATTACCTCTTTCATTTCTTTTTTTTATTTAAAATGCAATTGCACTTTAAGACTATTTGTTTTGAATTTTTAGCCATTTATCGTTTAGCCACATTCTTATTTTTTGATGCCTTTTTAGTTTAATGCCTAATAGTTTATATAGTAGTTTTGAATTGAAATTAACTCTACAAGAAAACGTTTGTTCTCTGTTTTACTGAAATCAGCTATTTTATTATCTGCTTCGTTTTTAGGTGAATTGTAAGTTACTAATGTTCCTTTGCCAAATTCAACTTTTCTATTGCCACAAAACAATGTAATATTTCCTTTGTCAAATTCACTTGTACTATCTTCCATTTAGTTATCCTCCTTGCTAATCCACTCTATCAACACCAACAGGAAGCCACATTTTAGGGTTGAAGTTTAAAGTGTATTTGTACTTATCAACATTCTTATTTAGTTTCTGTTCAACTACATAGGTAACATTATCGCTTAAACCTACAAAGTGTTTTTGATACGTTCCGTTTTCATCTTCTACAATAACCTCTAATTGATTGTCCTCTGTGTCGGCAGTGATAGACAATTTACCAGTCATTTGGAATAACACATCACCATTGATACAGTTGATAACTGTTAGTTGTCTAATGACATTAAAGTTGTCAGCTTCAAGAGAAAGATTGTGCGAAACTTTGTTAGCTTGCGATTGACAACTTGTTAAAGTCAGCAACATTACTATCATTACTACTGTTACTATATATTTTTTCAATTTAATTACCCTCCTTTTCAGCTATCTGTTTTAGTGCTACAAAAGCACGATTATTCTTAAGTGGGCCACCTTGACACTCATATTTGCAAAACTCTAGTTGCTCTACAATTTTAGAAAGAGTATCGAAACTAGCTATTTCTTTTTCTGCAACTTTTAAACTCACGCCACAGTTTGAACAAAACTTATCATTATCCATCACATAACTTCCACATCTTGCACAGCTATCCATACAATTTTCACTTGCTTTTGCTTGTTCTTCCACTTCGCTTACTAAACAAGGACATTGCCCGTACAATTCTTCTTCATTGCAGATTTCACATTCTTCTTCTGTACAAGTTCCCCCACATAGTTTTTTACTACTTTTCATTATTGCTTGTCCTCACTTTCAATCTTTAATTCGTTGTATTGCGAACAGTAATCAGCTTTGGTAAAGTTATCTTGAACTTCTTTAGGCAAGCTTTCAAAACTTGGAGGAACAACAAGCTTTATCATTTGCGAATTAAGCTTGTATACATCTGTTACGCTCTCTGCATTGTCTACGAACACAGGTGGTGCAAATTTATAATGCTGTTGCAACGTAAAAATCACATCTAAGCCAATATTAATTTTCATTGCATTATTTAAGTCGCTGAAAGGAACACCCTCAACCACAACTTCGCAACAATCTTCAATTCCACCATTTACAAGAGTGTTGAACAGCTTGAACTTAGCGATTTTGAATTTACTATTCACTTGCTCTGTAATTAAATCAACCTTTTTCTTAGTGAATAAATCACAATAATAAAGTTGTTTTTCTGTTTCTTCAAAAAGTTTAATGTAGTCTTTTTGTTGTACTTCATAATCAGAAATACGTTGTCTAGCAGATATATTTTGCTCGTCTTGAAGTGCAACTTTTGTATTTTTCTCCACTTCACTTCTAACGGTCTGTAAGGCTGATTTTAAGCGTTCTATTTCTTGGGTTAAATTTACCTTAGCGTTGGATAGTTCGCTTTCTGTGGCTTGAATTTGAGCCTGTAAGCTTGCTTTGTTTCCTGCGTAACCTTGTAGGTCGGTATATTCAACAGTTATGTTTTTTAGTGCTTGTAGTTTGTCTGAAATTAACTTCTCTTGTGTAGTTAATGGTTGAAGCTGGTTATCAATGTTTTTTATTTCTTTTTCCATTTTTAAAGCTTCTTCTTTTGCTAGTAAACGAAAGCTTGAAAGTTCTTTGCATTTTTTATTCTTATTATCATCAAAAGTCTTTTTAGCTTGTTCCAGTTGCTCTTGTGGGATTGGTTGATTACAAGTAGGACATACCGTTTCTAAATCATCTATCCTTTGCACATCAACAGCTATTTGCTCTTTTTTGTATCGTTCTTCAAGTTTTTTTTGAGTTTCCATCTCTCGTTGTAAATCTAGTTTTTTAGCTTTAAGTTGCTTAATATCTGTTAAGGTTTTGCTATATTTTTCTGTTAAGTTTTCTATTTCAACTTTGTTTTTATCACGCTGTTTATCCTCTTGCGTGTTTCTGTGTTGGTTATTCTCCCTTTCAAGGTTTGAAAGTTGAGTTTTAAGGTCTGAAAGTTGAGCATTCAGCTTAGAAATACTTGCTCCTGTTTGAACTTTGTTCAACTCTGTTTCAAGTTCTATTTGTTGTGGTTTTAATACTGCTAGATTTTCACCTGCAAGCTTTAAATCAACTTCAATAATTGATAGTGAAGCTTCGTTTATTTTTGTTGGAATTAACTCAATTTCTTTATTGATTGACTTTCTTCGGTCTGCAAGAATTTTCTTAAATTCCTCAAAAGTTCGCTCACCCATTGCTTCGTGCAAGGTTTTATACCCTTTTAAGTTTGAAAGCGTTTCTTGTACTACTTTTAACTTTGCCATTTCTCTTTCGTCAGTTGGGTTTTCTTGAAGTGAAGTAAGTGCATTTTTTAAACCTTGTTCAGCTTGTCCGTATGCACTTAGTAACTCTGTGAACATTTGGTTATCAGTAACATCACCGCATATTGTAAATAAAGTTTTTCTACGGTCCTGCCACTTAATATTTTGATTAAAATGTAAAGGGTTTGTAAGAAGCTTGAATACTTCTTCATCACATATCCCTTTTATGTATTCGTTGTACTCCGTTACCTTATAAGGTACTTCGTTGACATAGCAATATGTAACATCACCAGCATAGGTTTCTTCCATTGCTCCACGTTTTCTAGTCCAGTTTTCCTTTAAAACTTTTTTTAACTCAACTGTTTTTTCGTTAATCTCGAATGTTCCTGTTACAGATACCTCTGTTCCTTTAGGCGCGTTGATTGGTTTAATGCTAAACTTGGTGTTGCTTTGGCTGTCTTTGCCGAATAACAAAAATAAAAATGCGTCATATATTGTTGTCTTGCCTGTTCCGTTATTACCATATATCGTTGTATCGTTACCGTTAAGGGTAACTGTAAGCTGTGGAATTCCCTTGAAGTTCGTTAAAGTTAGGTTATTTATTTTCATCAGTTAGCACCACCTTAATTCCATCAATAAATTCATTGTGCTTTAGGTCTTTGAACGATTTTACTTTTTGTATCTGCCAATCATGCGATATACCGTTTTTAAAAATGTTGCTTGCAACTCCCATAATAAAACCCTTAGGGTTCACATTATCTTTAGCAACGATATATATTCCATTAGTTTTTTGCGTTGTAGTGTTATATAAACTTACGCAATCGCCAACATATAACTTTTCACCGCCGAAAGCAGTTTGAATTGTTTCTTCGCCGATATTTCCACAGTGGGTGCCAGTCGGATATTCAAGGTGTGGTATAAACTCTTTTTTGACCTCTTTAGGTGGAGCATATCCCTCTAAGACAACGTATTCACTGCTATATAAATCATTTCCGTTTTCGGCATAAATTGTACCAGATAAAGTTTGCTTGAATTTGACTTTCAATATATCACCGTTTTTATAGTTGTTTAAAAAATGATTATCAGAATTAACCACCTTGATATATTCGCCCTCTTCTGCGAAACGCTTAACTTCTCTTATTTTTGAAAAAGCTGAACTTTCAGCAAGGCTTGTGCAACATCTATCAAAAGCTATTCTTGCACCTGTTTCAAAATCGAACGTATCCTCTGGGGAACATTTGGCTTGTGTGCGTTTGATTACTCCGTTACTGTCTTTCATTACGCAAGTTGTGGTATTTCCGTCTGTGTAGATGTGTATTGATTGGCTTGATTGGCTTGAGGTGTTTGAAACTTCTTCAAAGCAGCACCTAAATAAACAACCGGTTTTTGTCCTATTGTTTATTTCAGCTAAAGATTTGAAACGGTCATCATCTTTAATGCAACGACGGTCCTTGCTGACCCAACCCTTATGCCAAATTACCCCCTGTTCGTCTTTAAATATACCTTTTTTGACTTCGTATGTTTTGTCTGTTTCAAAGGAGTCCTCTCTGTTTGACGAAACGCATTTGATTTTACCATTATAAAATTTATTCATTTTCATTCTCCTTATCCATTCTTAACACTTCTACAATTGAAGCTATGTACTCTGAATTTGTGACGCCAGTTAGTTTGCTGTCTTTTGGAATATAAAAGTATTTGTTAAGTTCCTCTCGGTCCACCCTAGTTAAACTAAGTTCTATTGAGTGCCTAATTGCTCGCTCAACTCGTGAAGCAGTTGTTAGGTGTGTTTTTGCAACTTGTGGATATACTACTTTTGTAATCTTGTGTATAGCAGTTTTGTCCTCAATACATATTTCAATTGCAGTTTTTAGGTATTCATAACCTAGTATATGCGGTGGAATAGCTAGATTTCTAAGGGCTTTAATGATTTTTGTTTTCATTTTTTATTCTCCTATCTTCTTTTGGATGAATGTTTTTTACTGCTGTTATGCGATGTGTAATTTTTACTTGAGTAATGGTTGCCTTTTAAAACTTCAAAACAAAAGTTGTCTGTTTCTTTTCCTTGTTTTATGTAGTCTTGCCTTGCGTGATAATCGGCTAGAAAGTTATTGTATTTCCCACAATGGCCGTGACAGCCGATATGCCTGTCCTCACAGCCTTTGCAACTATTCATTATTGAATGTACTTAGACTATCTGACATCAGTTGTACACCCGCTTTAAACCCTTGAACATAGCATTCTTCTTGTATTGCTCCCATTAAACTAACGAACTTGAAAACTAACTCTTTCTTTGTTTCATCTTCTGTGCTTTTTTTAATTAGAAATTCAACATTGCCTATCCTGTCTTGTGTTTCTTGTGAGAATTTGATTTTACCTGTTTCTGTTTCGTTTTCAAAAAGCTCTTTTACTTTCATTTTTTACAACTCCTTTTCTTTCAGTGAAATAATGCTCAACCTCTTTTAACTCTTGCAATTCTTCAATGAACTCTTGCAAATTTTCTTTTGCTATTGCAAGCCGTCCACATTTTGCACTATCAATGATAATGTTTTTATCTTTAATTATGTATGTTGTTGCTCTGAATACCTCACTTTCAACGGTTATTGTTTGAGGAAATTGTCGTTCAAACAATCTTAATTCTGTTTCACTCATTGCCACTCCACACCGTCCTTAAACGCTTGTCTTGCTCCAGTTAATAAGAATATGCCCGTCAACGCAATAAGCTTGACAATGCCTTTATCAAAGTCTATTGCGTCGATTTCCATTGAACCTACTGTGCCGGCTATTAAAATCACGCTAATTACACCAATTAGGATATTTATTTTACGTTTCATTGCTTGTCCCTCTTTCTACGTCAAAATTATTATTGATAGCATAACTAAAACTGTTGCACATATTTTTATAGCAATACTTCTTTGCCTTTTTTGTTTATCAAAATCAGCAAAAAACTGTTCTAGTAATGCTGATTGTTTTCGCATATTTGCGACTTCAAATGTTTCTTTGCGTTTCATTACTTGTCCCTCACATCTTTCAACTCATCTGCAATAACATCTTTTTTGTTAGCTTGTCCCTCTCTTTCCGTCAACCGACATTTATCGGAACACTCTTTGCAATAAATAGCAGTTGAAAACAGGCAAAACTCGCCACTTTGTATTAGGTCTACAAGGTCTATCTGGTGTTCAACTCCACAATTTGGGCAAATAGTGAATACGTTTTCATCAGTTATCTCTGTGTAAATTGAACATTCATCTGTGATTTGTGATTTTACATAGTACATTATTTATCCTCCCATTCTTTAAATGCTTTTTCAAATAAGGTTAGCAGTTCATCAAGTGCAGTTAGAATTACATCAGATTTTGGCATTGTGTATTTTTCGTTTAATACGTTAGAAATTAGAATTGCGTCCGTTTTAATACCTTTTAAAGAAAGATGTTTAACAAGTACTTTTTTTTGCAAACCAATATCTTCTATGCGTTTCTTTGTGCTACTTGCTGATATTTTTGACATTTTTAACCCTCCTTTTGTGAATGATTATGTATAATTATTATTGCATTTTATTATCTTATAAGGTATAATGATATAGCTACATAACTTCATACCGTAAAAATAATAATCTGCTTTTTTTGTAGAACACTATTTTTATAAACCATCTTAAATATTTTTTAAGGTGTGTGTTTTCTGTTAGTTTTTTTAAGTAGCACTCTACAACTATTATTATATGTGATTGTATTCACATAGTCAATAGCATTATGAGAATTAGTCCTCATAAATAATAACCAAAGTTAAAGGAGTAATATTGTGGAATATTCACAAATCATACTTAATTTTATGGAAAGCCGAGGAATTACAGGCTACAAACTTTCAAAAGAAACAGATATATCAGTTAGTTTATTTAGTAAGTGGAAAAAAAGCCCAACTTCAAGGATTGACGCTCTTACAGTGAATAAAATAGCTAAGTATTTTGATGTATCTACTGACTTTCTTTTAGGCAATATAAACAAAAAAGAAGAATATAATCGTAAGCTTAATAAGCTGGCAGAAGAACACGCTGACAATATGGCTGAAGAAGCTGTAAACGAATACAAAAAAACACACCCATCAGCTAATGAAACTGATGAGCGTATTGCCTTACTTGCAAGTAAATACAAAGATGGCGAAAAACTGTTCGATATATTATCTCAACTATCCCCGGAACGCTTACAAGCTACTATTGATGTTGCCCAAGCTTTTGTTCTTCAACAAAAACTAGAAGAAAAGAAATAAGTTGCTCGCTTGCGTTATTATCTATTATGTCTATAAGTTGAATTAATAAATCATCCATGATAAACACTTCTTTCAGAAATATTTATCCCCTCCTTTTTCGCAACGTTGCTGTTTTAGTATATCACCAATATTTAGCTATTTACAGAGGTAAAAAAAGGGTTAAAAGCTAGAGTATTAATTAAATAAGAGGTTGGTTTTAAAATGACTTTTATTGGAAAACTAGATGAACATTTAAGGGAACATAACTACACTAAAGCTGATTTTTCTAAGTATAGTGGTATTCCTTATACAACTATTTGTGGTTGGTATAGCAGAAACGTTGGTCAAATGCGTAAAGACACTATTGACAAACTATTGAAATATTTTAGGTGCAGTTATGAAGAATTGTTTTTAGACGATATTGATGGAATTTTTGAATACAAACTATCTGCATACGAAAAAGAAATATTGGATATCGCTAGAAAGATTGAAGATAAAAAAGAACAGATTAAATTAATAGGTAAACTTGAGTTAATTGTTGAAAATAAATAAGTGTAATATGTGAAGCATTATGCGTTACTGCATAGTGCTTTTTTTTTTAATGTTTTATTACGTTATAGGGTAATATCTGTTGACTTTCACTACCTTGTTTGATATAATTTAAGTATGAAAATACTACATAGTTTTTGAAAGGAGGTTTATATTATGAATTGTTACACAGTAAAAGAGGTCGCTGATATATTTAAGGTTAGCACTAGACAGGTATATAGTTTAGTTGCAACAGGTAAATTGAAAACATTTAGGGTTGGTGGTGCTGTTCGTATCAATCAATCAGAAGTTGACAGAATTATGAAAGGTGAGTAATTTTTTTACTTGCGTCTTACCTTATAAGGTAGAAAGGAGAACGGAAATGGATTACAAAGTTATAATAGCGGTCGATATGGGCGATTTTATAAACGAAGAATGCGAGGGAATAGCTCTATTGATTTCAGAAAAAGATTTAGAAACGATTATGAGAATAGCTTTTGAAAACAATTTGGAATGCAATATTAAAAAAGTCAACTAAGAAAGGAAATATATTTTATGGCAGAAACTAAAAAATATTGGTACATACAGCTTGATGTTAATTTCTTTGAAAATGAAGTGATTGACTGGCTATGCGAACAAAAAAACGGTTATGAATATGTCGTGCTTTATATTAAATTATGCTTGAAAACATCTAATACAGGTGGCTTCTTGACAAGGCAAATAGGAGATATGGTTATCCCTTATGATTTCAATAAGATTGCAGAAGTTACCAAAATGAAACTAGATACTGTTATTGTAGCTTTTGAATTGTTTAAAAAAACTGGCTTGATTTATAAAGCTGACGAGGATAATAATTTAATGCGTATTCCTGCAGTTGAAAAGATGGTTGGATATACCACTCAATTTGCATTAGATAAAGCAAAACAGCGTGAAAAGAAAAAACAATTACAGTTGATAAATCAAGACAAAGTCCAAGACAAAGTCCAAGACACTGTACCCACAAGAGATAAGAGTATAGAGTTAAGAGTTAAGAGTTTAGATAAAGAACTTAAAAGTACTCTTACGAGTACTAATACGTCAAACAAGTTTGACTATGATGACATTGTTGAAACGTTCAACTCAATTTGCGTTAGTTTTCCTAAAGTAACTAAGCTATCAGAAGCACGAAAAAAAGCTATTAAGGCTAGACTAAGCGGTGGTTACTCTAAAGATGATTTTGAAAAAGTATTTAGCAATGCCGAAAACAGTGATTTTCTAAAGGGAAAGAACACCGAATGGCAAGCTAACTTTGATTGGCTGATAAAAGAAACAAATATGATAAAAGTTTTAGAGGGTAACTATGCGAATAAAGATGGACCTGCTAAACCTCAAATCAAGTATGAGGTTGACAATGGTATGCGAGGGTTGGCAAGGCTAAAACAAGAAGAATATGAAAAACAAAGGCTTTTAGACGAAGAAAAGGAGAAAGAAAATGAATGAAATAATTAACGTAAGAACAAATAACGGTGTATTAACTGTAAATAGTAGAGAGGTAGCAAGACGCTTTGAAAAACAACATAAACACGTTTTAGATTGCATTAGAAATCTCATAGCCGAAAATTCGGCTGTCAGTTCTATGGTAACAAAAACTGAATATGCAATGCGTGGGAAACTATATCCACAATATGAATTAACTCGTGACGGTTTTAGTCTTTTAGTTATGAGTTTTGCGGGGCCCAAAGCATTAAATTGGAAAATTAAATACATAAATGCTTTTAATGCAATGGAACAGGAGTTAAAAAATAGGTATCTGCAAGAAAAAGAATTTAACGATATGCGAGAAAGAATATTATCTGCTGATTGGAAAAATTATATTTACGGTAAAGTAAGAAGTATTGCAGAACATTATGAGCTTGACACTAACAAGGTTCTTAGTTTTTTCTATCAAGAGGTACAAAGAGAAAACAATATTGACTTTGATAGAATGAAAAGAGAATATGAAATATCTAACAACATTTATTATATATCTATGTTCGGCTTTATAGACAAGGTTGATGTTTTAAAAAATCTTGTTGGTGATATGGTAGTGAAATACTATAACAACATTTTTAATCAAGTTGGGGGTTATTTAGTTGACTAGAACAGAAGCAATTAAAATTCAAACTAACAAATATATATATGCGATTGAAAACGTAGAATTGGACAAACGTTCCACAGCTTTGCAACATCAATTAGATTATTTCAAAAGCGTAAAAAATCTTATAGAGGAACAAGATAATGTAGTTGTAGATAAAACATTAGTACAAAAAGTTGATGTAATAGAAGTTATTGAAAAGTTAAAATTTTCGTTTTATAGTTTCTTCCCGAACATAAAAGATGACACAATAGATGTAATGGTGAATGTATGGTACAATTATCTTAAAAAATATAAAAAAATCGTATTGCAGGACGCACTCGACAGGCTGATTACTACACCTAGCGAATACGGAAAAGCTCCTAACTTACCAGATGTGGTGGCTGTATGCGAAAGTATAAGATTTGACGATAAATACAAAGATAAAAGCAAAGATTTATAAAATGTATCGTTACAGTTCCCTCACGCAATCAGAACATAGCCTTATATCAATTCTAACGCTTTACAAGTGAAATTTACACTAACAGAATATCAAGGTTATAACAGGGCGTTTTTGAGGGGATACAAGCTATGATAAAATAAACAGAGAAAATAACCGTCTTAAAAAAACGGTTATTTTTTATTATCTATGCTATCTACCCTAAATTTATTTATTAGTACAATTAATCGTTATATTATGGCTTTTCATAACTAACTTTATCGCTTCATTTACATCAGCCATATTAATAGGAGAAACGGTCATAATCCCATTTTCAAAATCTGTTATTGATTTTGCTCTGAGCACAGCTGGAGTTTCCAAATTGTATTTTTTCATAAAATCACCGCATACATCAAAAGCGTTTACAATTCTGTTGGCAATGCTTGTCGTATATACGTTAAACAAAGCTGCAATTAGCGTTTGTATTTTTGCAATATACGGTTGTATATCTATATCGTCTTTCATACTTTCTATATCTTTTCTAACATGTTTCCAACTTGAGAACTTCAAAAGATGGTCTTTACTACAAGTGATTTTGCTCCCAGATAAATCACGAGAATATTTTGTAAATGGTAAATCATAGTGAACAATATAATCTCTAAATTTGACCCAAAAACGATATTCAAAATAATCGTCATAAAAGTTATGAAAAACCGACGTAAGATTTGCTAATTTATCTGGTTCTTCTATGGAAGTGCGTTTATTTATCATATCAATATATATACCAATAGTACAACAAAAATTAAAAATATGATAATTGCCTTTATTAATAATATTAATGCAATCTTTTTCAGCTATTGGAGAAGTGCCACTTGATACATTATCTAAAAACTTATTTAGAATAACTCCGTTCTCAATTACCATGTGCCACACTCTTTTAAGGTGGACGTATCCAGACATTTTTTCTATTGCATCATATACTATTGATAGTTCATTTTCTGTGATATCTGCAAGTTGAGTTAAATTTGGGGTTCCGTCTTTATTTGAAGATATGTTCCCTACTTTTATAATTGACATTCCAATCATCATTCCCTTTTTTAAAATAAGTAGCTCTTTTTCTATATTACATCTTTATACTTATTTATAATGTAATATATGTTACTTCTTGTATATCCCGTTAATTTCATAAAATCTTTAACAGATATCTCTTTATTTACGAAATCTTTAGTTAATTTTTTCAAAAGTTTTTCGTCGTGGTTTGGTTGACGACCTTTATACTTACCAGCTGCCTTTGCAATGGCTACACCCTCACGTTGTCGCTCTAACAAGTTAGTACGCTCGAATTCATTTATAGCCCCAATCATAGTAAGCATAAGTTTGCCTGTTGGTGTAGCTGTATCTATGTTCTCTTTATTACTTACAAGGTGTACGTTTATACTTTGCAGTTCTTCTACTATTTTTAATAGGTCTGTTGTACTTCTTGCAAGCCTGCTAAAATCGTGTATAAAAATGGTGTCACCCTCTTTAACTTCTGACATCATTGCTTGAAATTGTGGACGGTTCGTATTCTTTCCACTTATTTTTTCAATAAAAACTTTATCTAAATTATGTTTTTGTAATGCTTCAACTTGCCTTGCTTCGTTCTGGTCTTGACTACTAACACGAACGTAACCATATTTCATAGTGTGTCGCTCCTTTCTTATTTTATATTAAGATATTTAAAATATTCTTTTAGATTATCTATGCCAGTATCTTCATCTAACCAAAATTCCCATTCACCATCTTTTTTATTCCATTGTTCAACAGTAGACATAATTGAACAATGAGGCTTGTTTTTTGTATTGGATTGAAACAAATCATAATTCGTTAAAATATCTATTATTTTTTGTGCTTCGTTAATGTTATTTACCTCAACGATAAATGGTTCACTTTCAAAGTTTAATAAATGGCATACTCTTAACTTTTTCATCCTTTTACCCCCAAAAAATTAATTTAGAATATGATACAAGCCACTACACACCGTAAACACGTTATTAAGATGTGTAGGACTTGAATTATCGAATATGCTACATCTGACTAAGCTGTTACTTATGCTGTAAGCTTGCTAATAGCTGATATAACCACCTTAACCGAACACCTAGCGTTGTTAGTTAATTGACGTTGCCACACTAAATTAGATGGCGACCACTTATAACCATTATATTTCAATATAGTTCTAACTTCTGCTGACGGTTTACCCTCAAACTTTAGTTGTAATCTCATTATATCAGTATTTTCAATAACAGTAAAGTATTGATTGCTTAAGTTTTCGTTTTCTTCGGTCGGTTTTTCTTTAGCTTTAGTAAGCATATCAAGCCTTTGTTGTGTGTTTTTGATTTTAGCGTTGTTGTTTGTAAGGGTATAGCTTGGGAACGGAACAGGCTGCCACGAATAACCAGCTTTTATATCTTCGGCTATTTTTTCGGCTTGTTCATCACTTACACCCTCGCACCCTTTACAAGTCTTATGCTTTCGATAATAAGCGTTGATTTTTTTCATATAGTTTTGTTTGGCTGTTAGCGTGTCAATTTTTTCTTGTAACATCTCAATAGCGTTTTCGTCACCAGACTTGATAATCTCGGAAGCTGTACCAATTGTTTTAATTTGGGACATGATACCGTTGATATTGTCATATTCTTTGAAATGAGCGTCTAGCCTTTGCATTTGCTTTTGATGTTTTTTAATAGGGTAATTAGATGGACCTGTTATCATAACAGATGGAACGCTTGCGTCAATGCTGTTCTTTTTGTTTTACTCCTTTAATTTAGTTCTAATAATTTTTAGCAAATAAGCTTAAATATTTTCCTTTTAACTTAACTCCAAATTGCAAGTCGCCATCATCACATTTGCAAATAATGCTAAAGGGTCTTTTAAGTATTTTATAAGCTTGTGGTATAGTTTTCTTTAGGACGTCCAAATAATCGTTTATATCCTCAAATTCTTTTTCACATTGCCATCTGCTGTATAAGTTTGCAAATAATTTAACTGTTTGCTGGGTATTAAGTTCTTTCGCCAATTCAATTCTTGTCATAGTGTTATTCCTACTTTCAATAATAAGTTGCACTTACTAACCGCCGACTATTGCCAACGGCTGCAGGTGCTTTATGTTTACCAAGTTACTCGCTCTGGGATAAATTCAATCTGTACATCTTTGTATTTTTCAATGTTACGCATAGGTGTATCGGGTTCACCGCAAAACTCATTATTGACACTAGTGCATAAATCTGGCTCTCTGTGTTTTCGTGGGTCCACGTCTTTCCATAGTTTGCCGTTTTCGTCTTTATATACGGGTCTGTCCCAGCTGTCCATTCCTAAAAAATTAAGCTTGTAATTCATAATAATAACCTCTACTTTCTATATCCTTATTTCTTTGCCGTTTTTGATAACGATATAATGATTGTCGCCAATCCAAACAATATCACTTGTTGAAACATTGTATTCTTTTGCAAGTTTTATTCTATCTGCCTGCGCTTTTCCTATTGCTTTGTTAGTCATAATAATAACCTCTTTCATTTCTCGAATATGATACAATTGTTTACTCCATATAAGCTATATATGAGTTTTTGTTTTCGACTAAAATATATTCAGACTCAGTCAATAAAGGCTCTAATTCTGTTTTATTATCAATTAAATAATTTGCGGGGCAATGCAAGTCTAACTCAATTTTTTCACCATCTTTTAGGTTTTTGCACAATTCAATAAATTTTACGTTTGTAATCTTTTTCATAATATACTCCTATCCTGCCGACCTTGTAGGCGGTCGGCTTGCCTGTTGTGTGGGTTATAGTGTTGTTGCTTGTAATTCCTCAACTTTCGCTTGATAAAACTTGGCTATATATTTTGCTTTTTGCGTGTGCGTGTTTTCTTCCCCAAAATTGTAAATACTGTATTTTACTTGTTTTTCGCTGTCTTTTGCCCTAACTTCAAAATATTCAACAATAAAAGTCTTTGTTATATTTTCGATTTTTTCAATCGTTGCGTGTTCTGCATTCCATTTTTTCGCTTCTGCGTTTTTCGCCCTGTTATTTGAAAACGAAGTTAAAGGCCAAAAACTAATGTTATGCTGGTTGGTGCTTAGTTTCCCGTTTTTGCAAATTTTATTTAAGCAATATTCATCACCGCACCACGTAATATCGCCTTTTGAATTTGCAACAAAATAAAGTCCATTATCATTTTTGAAATATGCGTTTTTAACTTCTACAATATCGCCTGTTTTAAACTCGTTTAACTGTCCCATTTGAAATACTCCCTTTCTTTTTTGCCGGGTACGTTGCCCGGCTCGGCTTGTTTCTGCTTATGCTGTAACTTGCTTTAGTGGTCTGCTCTTGATTTCTGAAGTATCAAACATTGCTTTGATGTCGTCAATAGAATAACTTTTTTTACTGCGTTTTTTGTAACTCGGCGGTGAATAATACCACATCATTTTGTTAGAGGACCAACGGAAAGTTAAGGCTTTTAACTGGTCTTTGTACTGCTTTGTGTCACCACTCAACCAAATAAAACAGCCGATAATCTCTATTTTAATGCCCTCAAAGTGGATAATTGAATTAATGATATCCTTGTACATTTCCACCGTTTCGGTGTTGTCCTCTGCTGTTGTGTATTGCTCGCCTTGTGCGTTTCTGTGGGTGTTCTTCAGCTTCTCAAACATAATCTTATACTCATTGTTTAGGTCCTTGCAAATCTCCGTTGCGTTCGGGTCCTCGCTTAAATCTGGGTGATACTTAAATAGTAAGGTTTTGTATTCAGCTTTTAGGTCCTCCAAAGTGTGGCAGTTTGTGAAAAATTTCATTTTTATACTTCCTTTCTTATTTCTTATAAGGTGCTTTTATTACCCTATAAGGTAGTTTTATAGTACAGGTATTTGCTAAATGGTGGCGGTTTTGTTTATACTTGCAACCGCTAAACAAGTTATAATTAAATTAAAAATGGTCTGCACCATCAACAACATACCAGCCGTTAAGCCTAATTTTATCATTTGCACTATTAACAGTTGCCCAATAGTCGCTATCCGCACCAATGCACCAATCAGCATAGTCTGCAACTGTATCGCCATTGTTTGGACAGTCGTATACTTGCCAACCTGTGTTATTGTCCCATATCTCTACTTGTGTTAGTTTTTCGTTTAATTTACTCATTGTGTGCCTTTCTGACCGTCAAGCCGTTGTCAAAGCTTTGATGTTTATATTTCTGATTTACATTACTTACATTTTAATATATATTGTGCGTGTAGTCAAGTTCTAACTTGTTGTATCGTTTGACTGTATCTATATTATACACAATACATATAACAAATACTATTGACAAAACACATAAACATCAAGGTGTTATGTTGTGCAATATGCACAATATACATCTAGACTTAAATTGGACAACTTTATTATATATATCAACTAATTATATTGACTATATCCCCTATCTGCTCGGCAGATGCTACAATCAAAAAAAACAAAAAAGAAAGCTATTACACACTAAATTAATAGTAATGCAATAGCTTTGCTTAATAGCCCGTTATGCTTGCTGTATCTTGTTGTATATGCCCCGTCGTTCCTGCTGCCGTGCTTGGTCCTTACAGCTTGCTTATATATATCCCTGCGTCGCTCTGCCTGTCCTGCTCTGCTGTGTTGGCTGTTAGCTTATCTATATCCATTGCAGAACCTTTCGCCCTCTTAGCTTTGCTATTAGCAAATAGATAATAATGCTTAATACCCATCCATAATATCATGCGTGTTGTCCGGCTGTATATCTCGTTGCCTTGCTCCTCGTGTATCTTGTCTAACTCGTTGCGTAACTTGTTATTAATAGCAACACCTAAATAATATCTATTATCGTCTTGCTTATGCACTGCTTATCAACTCCATTGTGTTATTATACTATTGTATTAAGTAGTTGTTATAGTTTTTGAAATACGTGTAGTTTGCTTTTGCTCCGTTTATAACCTACTATGTTACTATGATATAAATCATACAATTTCACTATGCTATGTATATATCTTAGCGCTTTACTATGGTATACCCTAATCACACAAAGCGTGTGTTAATATGTATTATTAGGGTATACCCTATTTATTATACACTTTTACACCGTTTTATACACTAATTATACACTAATAAACCTTTGTTTTAACTGCTTTCGTTTAATTTATGTATATTGGACCATATCGGCGAGGGGGTGGGGGCATTCGATACAGCGTGCCGAAGAGTTACCTCGCAAAAAATTTCACACCATATAAGGCGATTTTCCAATACATTTTAACTTAAGAACTCTAAACAGAACAGATGAATAACACTCCAAAAAGTTTTAAAAAACAGTTGTAGTATTGCTGTTCTACCAATAATGTAATGCGTAGGTATGAAAGTAGTATACCGAAAAAATATAATATACACAAGCACAAACTAATAAATGTCCTAAAAATGTCCTAAAACTGGTATTGCATTGTTATTCTAGTTATGGTATTATTATAATAGGGAAATTGAAAAGGAAGTAGTCTGCTGAATAAGTAAGGCTACTTTTTTATTACTCAACAATGATGTTTAAAATAAAGATAATTTGTAATTAGTTTTACAGGTTATCTTTTTTCGTTTAATTAAAGAACTAAGGTTATTTTAAGAATTATTTATATGATATCTTAGTATGTTGATATTCCCGTCTTATCAGTTAAAGGCTCGGCAAGGTCAAAAAGTGTCTACAAAGCTTTATATTATATAGGTTTATCGGCATTTTAGAATAGGTCGTTACTTTTCCCAACTAAAGCGTTAAAGTTCAATGTTAGATAGAGAGGTAAGGTTGGTGTATGTTTTGGACAAAAAACAGTTTTTAATTGTTGACGCAGACAGCGGAGAGATAGTTAGGACAATGCAACAGGGCGACAAGATAATTCCGCAACATATAGGGGAACGTCTTATGGAGAACATAGGATATGAAAACGAATATATCAACTTACGACGCAGGTATGTCAAATACTTTGAGGGCATTGCGCAGGAAATAGCAAAACTTAAATTCACAGCAACGGATATACTTGTTATGCTTTACCTTGCGGAACATACACGAACAGGTAGCGGTGCTATATTGCATAACAATAATCAGCCAATAACAAAAGAGAATATTGTTAAGATTTTTTCTCTTTCTTCAAAAACAATAGATACAGTTTTTAGGCGACTAGAGGACAGCGGTATTATTGCTGTTTGCATTACAGAAAAGAAAAAGAAGTATTTTTTCAATCCGTATATACTAATGCGGGGGCGATATGTCAACAAGACATTATACCAGATGTTCAATAAGACATACTGGTATAAGTTCGGGAAGCCGAACGAATAAAATAGCTAGACTTCTTATTCACGATAAAGGGCATAGGTTTACTTTTCATTTTCCTATGCCCCTCCTTTCTTAAATAAGGGCGATTACTTAACGGTAATTGTCTTTTTTTATATTCCTTAGCATGCCAGGAGAAACAAAAAGCCATGTACTGTTTGGACACGGTAGCAGTTAAAATATATCGTTGAGGGAAACGGCAATTACCACTTTATTGTGCCGTTAGTGTGGGTGGGTTATTATGTGGTAAATTATGAGTAAATCAAGCGAAGAACTTTATTTAAGGCTGATATTTATATCAACTAGAAAAGATTGTTTTTTGGGTAGGTGCAAATCCTACTTTACTCACCATTAGGTTACGCACTTCTATAATTGCTGATTGAGTGTAACACGTAACCCTATAACCGCCGAAAGCAATTATAAGGTGGATGGTGGTTGTGCAACAGGGTTTAGCTTATGCCCTAGAATAGCATTTGCTATAAGCTGTATACACTGTCATAGCTTAATAGTAAAGCCTGTTCCTTATAAGAGCAAGACACACGAGCGTAACGTGTTGACAGTACCAGCAGAACAAAACAAAGTGTTTGAAAGTTTTATAGGACTTATGCGTGCGTAGTCCGAATTTTATTCTTACACATTTTAATTAGGAGAGTGCCACAAATGAAAAAAAGAGAAAAGCCTTTAGAATATGAATATAAGTGCATAAAGTGTGGTCTAAAATATGGTATGCCACCAGTTAAAGTGCTAAAAACGGTAGATGGTCATTACAAATGTAATGTATGTTGTGGGAATATAGGTAGGTATATCGTTGACGAAACAGAAATTAGCGACAACGTAAACAAGCCTAGCCATTATTTAGGCAAGATTGAAACCATAGATTACATCAAAGATAAGCTGACCCCAGAACAATTTGAGGGTTACTGCATAGGCAATGTTCATAAATACATAAGCCGATATAAGAAGAAAAACGGTTTAGAGGACCTAAAAAAAGCACAGGTGTATTTAAACTGGGCCATTGAAAATTACAATGACGGAGATTGTGGTAATCTGCCAAAAGCACCCGAACCCATATATATATAGCGACAAACAACTATATCCATAAATCTAAAAGTAAACGTAGGAGTTGATAAAATGAATTGGAAACAACAAGCTGAAGATTTACGATTTAATAAAAATCTTTCTTGGTCGAATATAACAGAGAAATTGCAAAGCGAGTTTCCGAACCTTACATATCAACAAGTGTGTGACAAGGTTAGAACTCACATTAGGAAAACTAAAAAATATAAAGAACAAAACAAAAGCGAATTATCTGAACTAGATAGTAAAAAGTCTTTTGAAATGAAATCAGACGGAACATTTGTATCGGACCGTTTAATTGGGATATGTGAAAACGAAGATATGACGCCAGAGTTTATATTAAAGGCACATAACTTAGATACTGATAAATGGGAAGTTGTAAGCTATAAAAACAACTTATGGCACTCACAGGTAAAAGGCGGAAAACAACTTGTGATGTATCAATCTAAGGTTGTTGTTAGACCAAAAGCAAAAACGCAAATAACATTAGAAGATATAGACGATTACTTTAAAACAAAGAAATATTCAGATATTATTCCTAATAAACCTAAATTTAAAGTTAAAGATGGACAAACGCTTGAAATATTGTTGCCCGATTTACATATAGGTTTATATTCAAACGAGGAAGAAACTAACGAAAAATCGAATTTAGAAACGATAAAGATTAGATTTTTCAATTGTTTAGTGGATATCGTTGAAAATTGCCGACACATCAATATAAAAAACGTGTTGTTAGTTACTTTAGGAGATGTGTTGCACGTTGATAACGACAATCAAACAACTACAAAAGGTACATTACAACAAGTATCTGGTCGAATTTCAGAAATAATCGAATGTGCAGAAGATATGTTGATAGGTGCAATTGAATATATCAAAGAAGAATTGAAAGTAAGCGTTGAAGTTATTTATCTTTCTGGAAATCATGACCGCACAACAGGATATATGCTTTCAAGAAGTGTTTACTATGCTTTTAAACAAGATTTAAATGTTACAGTAGATACAAGTCCAAACCCTCACAAGCACAGAGTTGTAGGGACAAATTTAATTGGATATACACACGGAGAACTACCTAAAAAAACACAGCAAATAATGTCTTGAAAGTTTTAAGGAATATTACAACGCCTATAAAGCGAATAGAGGTACATTCTGGACATTTGCATACGGATTTATCATATGAAACAGTAGGCGGAGTTTTAATTAAATATATCCCTGCTATTTGTGGTGCAGGAGGCTGGGACCACCTACACGGATATGTTAGTTATAAAACAATGCTATGTAACGTCTGGGACGACAATAAAGGCATCACACAAACATTGTACAGTAATATTTAAGTAAAAGGAGTTTAAAAAATGAAACATACGAAGATTATATATGTAGCACACCCTTACGGTGGGTTTGAGGACAACAAAAAAGAGGTTGAACGTATACTTGTTGAGCTTCAAAACGAATATCCCGATTACTTGTTTATATCGCCTATTAATTGTTTTGATTGGGCTTATGACAAATACGATTATTCTTTTGGAATGAATATGTGTCTAGGTTTACTTGATAAATGCGACTTATTATTGCTATGTACAGGCTGGCAAAAAAGCAAAGGGTGCAATATAGAATACAGGTATGCTGTAAACAGTGAACACATAGATATTGCAGAATATCCAAAGGCGAAAGGAACACTATAAAATGGCTAGGCGGTTAGAGGGCAATATTGTTGTGGCTGATAATGAATATGATTTTAGAGAAGTTTGCAAAGGGCTTGGAGTAAATGAAGAAATCGCTTTAAACCTTGCAAAACAAACGATTGATAATGTTGTTAAACGTATGCGACTAGAGAAAATCGAGGGCAGAATATCAAACTATTACGATACATACAGGCAATGTGGAGATAAGAGTTTAAATTCTTTTTTAACTCATTGGAAGCTAGAGCCTATCGCTCATTTAATTAAGCTAAAAAGCAATATTAGAATAGCAAACAACGGTAAAGGTTTTTCAAACGAGTATTGTACTTTTGTTATGCTACAATCGCATTATGATTATTATAAAAAGCATAATAAAGCCCCTAAAGTTGCAAACAACGGTAGAATTGCAAAGTATGAAACAGGCAAACGAAGCTTAGTCGAATTTAAAGGTGGTGGGAATGTCAAAGTGCCTTTAAACGAAACGTGGAAAAGGTTTAAGAGCGGTGTTTCTTCTTCCAACAAAGATAACGGTACAAAGTACACAATGCCCGAAATGGTGCTTGTGGCTTTAGAGGAGTATATGAAAGCAAGAGAGCCTATCTTTGGAAAGAAACAAATTGTTATTGATGAAAGCAAATTGATATTAGCAGAAACCACAAACATCAATATTCCGATAGACAGCGACCTTGTAAATGAATTAAGGGCATTTATACAAAGGTATAACGCTGTTAATACACCGAAAGTTTTTGTAAGGGATATTGTGCCAAAAGCCATAAAACAGTTTTTGGACAGAATGCCTTTAATATATGTTAATCCTCAACTATATGCAGAACAAAAAGAGTTAGAGGAAAAAGAAAAACAAACTAAAAATAAAAAGGAGTGAAGATGTTGGCTAGACAAGAGATTAAAAAGAATAATGCAAGTCTAGTTCCACAATCTGAACTAGATATATCCCCCATTCAAGAAGAAGAAATGCGAATTGATGTTCTTGAAAGTTTAGACCGAACAGGTTTAGTTGCACTTAGGCAACAGGATATCGCAAAAAGAAGTGAACATCTATCTTTAGAAACTAAAGAAAGTAACTTAGACAGCGTTGAAATCATCAACGAGAATATAACCAATTTGACAAGGCTTATATCAGACCCTACAATACTTCAGACGGTTTTAGCGAATGTTGAAACAGGTAAAGATTACAACGAAGCCGTAAAGGCTGTTAGTGGGCTTGTAGACCTTAGAAACAAACAACTTGACAAAACACTTGACCCGTTCGCAAACACTGGCAAACGAAAAAAAATAGAAGTTATGTTTCAAAGTCAAGGTGTAAGCATTGCTGCGAGAGTTGAGGTGGACGAATAGATGGATATAAATAGTTTAGCAAATAACTACATCTACACAGTTTATATACATATATTCCCTAACGGTAAACAATACATAGGGATTACGAGCCAAGAACCACACAAAAGATGGGGTAACGGAAAAGGTTATAAGCAAAATCAATACTTCAATAACGCTATAAAAAAATACGGTTGGGAAAATATAAAACACGAAATTCTATTTTCTAATCTAACAAAAAGCGAAGCTGAAAATAAAGAAATTGAACTTATTTCTTTACACCGAAGCAATATAAAGCAGTACGGTTATAATATTGCAAATGGTGGGAATTGCAATGGCTCTGTTAGTGACGCAACAAAGTTAAAATTGAGAAATGCAAATTTGGGAAAAAAGGAAAATGAAGAAACTAAATCTAAAAAAAGAATCGCAATGTTAGGCAAAAATGATAAAGAAAAACACCCTATGTGGGGAACTACACATAGTGAATTACATAAACAGAGAATAGGTGAAAGCTTAAAAGGACGACCTGTAAGCAAAGAAACAAGAGAAAAAATACGCAAAGCTCAATTAGGCGTAAAACATAGAATGTATAACGTGACAGGTGCAGACCACCCTTATTCAATCAAGGTTGACCAATATACATTAAAAGGCGAATTTATAAAAACGTGGGACGCTCTTTCTGATATAGAAAGAACTCTTAATATAAGTACAAGCAATATTTCTAAATGCTGCAAAGGGAAAAAGGGACAGGTCAACGGATATCGTTTCAGCTACCATAGTCAGCCTTTAACAGGCGAAAATTTAATTAGAAAAAAATCTGTTATTCAGTATAACTTACAGGGCGAAAAAGCTGGAATTTTTCAATCAATTGCAGACGCTGAAAGAGCAATGGTAAACAAGAGAACTAGCCAAATAGGAAAAGCTTGTAAAAAACATAAGAATACAAGTTTTGCTTATGGTTATCTTTGGAGTTACGAAAACGACACCCCAATTATTAGCGTTAATCCTAACGAGGTATGTTATGGCTAGAAAAAAATCTATACTTGATGAAAAAGGCGAATACAAAAAATTAATAAAAGAAAAACCAACGTTTGACACGCCACCTACTGGGGAGCGTGTTTCTTTTTGCGAAGTTTGCGGAAAAGAGTTTGAGCAATACTTAGTAGATAGTCAAAACCGATATACAAGCTTTAAAAAGTGTTTAGAGCATAGGCAATCTCATAGAAAAAAAGACGGTGAAAATCTAACGCAAGAAATAATGAGCGTTGCGTTGGATTATACCCCGCACCCTGCACAACAAATATTCCATAATAGCAAAGCAAGATTTCGTTTACTTTGCTGTGGCTCACGTTTTGGTAAGGATAGAGCGACAACAATGGAAGCTATTAAATATTTTTTAGCCTGTTTAAACGAGGTACGCTCAACAGATATGATACCATCAACATATTGGTGGATAGTAGCACCTACCGAAAGAATGGCAAAGCAGAATTGGAACGAGTTAAAAAGATATTTTCCTAAAGATTTAATAGTTGATGTATCAAATTCAACAATGAGTTTACAGACAATATACGGTGGTATTGTAGAAATTAGGAGTGCATATTCCGAGGAAAATCTTGTAGGTGTTGGTTTAGACATAGTAACTATAACCGAGGGTGCGAGAATACCTAATATGGACGTTGTTTGGGCAAACTTAGAACAACGTCTTAATTCTCCTGGTAGAGGTTTGAATGGCAAAGGTGGAATTGGAATAATCAACAGCTCCCCTAAAGGACGAACATATTTTCATAAAATGTGGACTTGGGGGCAAAAAAACCACGCTGACTATGACCCCGATTGGGAAAGTTGGACTTTTACAACGTGGGATAACCCAGCAATGGAAGCGAAAGGGCAAGAAGTAAAGATAAACAAGTTTGGTGTACCTGTTACTTATAAAGAGCGTTTAAGAAAACGTTTAGGAGATAGACGATATAGGCAGGATATTATGGCTGAAACTCTTGCAGAAACTGAAAACTGTTTTAAAAACTTTGAAGAAAATTGTGTAGTACATATTTCTCAAAACCTTAATAAAGAGCAGAAAAAAGCGTATATCAAAGAATGGCAAGAACCTGTTCCATATTATTCATATGTTATAGGTTATGACCCTGCAAGCGTAAATGATGACCCTGCTGTAATTGTAATCGAGCAAGAAACAGGGAACGCAAAAAAGCTTGTGAATATGAGTGGGTACAATTGGACGAAACAATACGATTATTTAACTTCACTTGCAATTCAGTATAACAATGCACCTATTGCATTTGGTAGGACAGGACACGAAACGATAGATGAAGAATTAATCAAACGTGGAAACGTCACAATACCTTTAAATGAGCAAGGACAGAATAAAGCAAACTATGTTAATCACTTAGAAATGGTTGTTGAAAATAGTATGTTTCACGTTCTTTATGACGAAACGGACGAATGCGATAAACTTATCCTTGAATTTAACGATTATTCCGCAAAAGAAAAAGGGAATACAGTTGTATATTCAAATAACGAAGCAGACCACGACGACTTTGTATCGTGTACATACTTTGCGTTTCAAGGGATAAAAGTACCAGAAGACACATTGCCGTTTATGGGTTGTATGTCAAGCATATAGCGTATTAAGAAAGGTAGGTGAAATCATAATTGAGTTTTTTAAACAGGAAAACAAAGCAAGCTCCAGACACATTGGAAATAACAAAAGGTAGAATATCATTGCCTAACGCAAGTGTTAAGCGAATAACAGGTAACAAGCAACGTGAACGCAACTTACTTCAATCGTTACAAAACACAACGGACGTGTATAAGGCTATTGAGTTAATCGTAAAGCAACACCCAGACGCAAAAATGGCAGTTACTTCAATTCTTAGATTATCAAACAACGGAAACACAACGGAGTTTTACGATAAAAACGGAAAACGTAACAATGAGGTTGAAAGCGAATGGCATAGTTTTTGTCAACGTGTTCACGCTATTAGCAACGATGGACTTGACGGATTAGTAAATCAGTTACATAAATCGGCTTTATTGTTTGGTGGAATGGGTGGCGAAATCGTTGTTAAATCTGATTTGAGCGATATCGAGGACGTCTACCCTATTCTTCCACAAAGTATCGAATGGAATTTAGAAAAGCGAGATGGAATTGATAAATGGGTTGCGTATCAGACACAAGGAAGTGCAAAGGTTGACCTTTCAAAAGGTAATTTTGTATGGATTGCGTTTGACCCAGACATAGACCAGCCACAAGGAACGTTAATGCTTGAAAGTGCATTACAGGCTATTGTATATCAATTGCAATTCCTAGCCGATACATCAGCAGTTTTAAGGCGTGTAGGCTATCCTCGTATGGATTGGGAAATCGACAGAGAAGCAGTATTAAAATCACTTCCTGCAAATGTAAGGAATGACCCTCAAAAACTCAAAGATGCAATGAGAGAACGTTTTGAGTGGATAAAATCACTTATGCGAGAACTCGAGCCAACGGACGACTTTGTTCATTTTGACGATATGAAACAGAGTGGAAAAGGTGCAAGTGGTGACGGTTCTCGAACGATTGATATTAGAGCTTACAATGAAATTGTTGACCCACAAGTTATAAATGGCTTAGGTTGTATGAGTTTACTTTTAAACAGGACAACAGGAAGTACGGAAACTTGGGGAACGGTACAGCTTCAAATTATGGTTAAGACAATTGAAAATTTGCAACGAGGTAGCAAACGGTTTATTGAGAATATACAACGGATATGGTTGCAAGTAAAAGGGTACGATTTAACCCCTAAATTTAGCCATAACCCAGTTGATTATCAAAATGAACTTGCAAAGTTAGATGTTCATATTAAAAAATTGGAAGTTAATCGTAGGGCAGAAGAATATGAGTGGATTGACAAACAATCGGCAGCACGAAATGCAATGAATGTGGCTGAACTTCCAACGGATAGCGAAAATACACATTTCGCATATATCAATAAAATAGTTGGTGCTGAAAGCGAACAAGAAACAACGAGTAATCAAGCAGAGGAGGAAGAGAATGTTTAAACCAATACAAAACACAAATTATTTTAGTTTACAGGCAAAAGTTAATAATGCGAATGATGGCGAACTTATGATATATGGAGATATATCAAGTGTTAAATGGTATGACGAAGATGTAACACCAAAAGACGTTGACACAGAGCTTAAAAAGCTGGGTAATGTTAAAAACATAACTGTTCGCATTAATTCTTACGGCGGTGAGGTGTTCGCCGGAATAGCTATTATTACTATGTTAGAAGCTAAAAAAGCGAAAGGTTGCAAGGTGACAACAGTTATTGAGGGTATCGCAGCTAGTATGGGTAGTGCTATTGCATTAGCAGGAGATGAAATCATTATGAGTGAAAACGCACAAATGATGATACATAAACCGTCAACGCTCACTGTTGGAAATGCTGACGACCTAGCGAAATCAATAGAAGTTCTCAATCGTTGCGAACAATCAATTTGCAATGTCTATATGAAACATTATAAAGGCACAGAAGAAGAATTAAAAGCGTTGCTTGCAGAGGAAACGTGGCTTAATGCTAGTGAAGCGTTAGAATGTGGATTATGCACAAAGATTGAGGGCGAAGTTAAAATCGCAGCTAGTGCAAAAGGTTTTGTATTTAATAAAACCGAAATACCTAGCGAAATACTAGACAAAATCAAAAATACAATCAAGGTAAATGACAAAGGTGGTGAAGAAGAAATGTTTAATAAAGAACAGCAAGATACTATAAAAAGTATGCTTGACAGTAGCCAAGTAGTTTCTATTAGAAAAAGTGAAAATGGTGACTTTGTATTCAGCGAAGTCGAAATCAAGGATAGATGTGCTGAAATACAAAACTCTCTTGTGGCTATGGGATTGAATTTGTATGTAGACGAAGATAAAAAAGAGGTAAAAGCTTTTCCAGCTATTTTATCAGAGTTGAAAAAACAATGGTCTGAAAACAATGTAGACGAAACACTTAAAGACAAAGCCACAGCTTACGACACAATCAAAAGCAAAGCAATTGAAAACGCACTTAAAAACGGTGTAAAAGCTAAAACCGATAAGTTCGATAAGGAGCGTTGGACTAAAGTGTTTGACAGTTTTACAATTGATGAAATTCAAGCACAAGGTCAAGAGTGGGAAGCCGAAGCAAGCATTGTTTTAAATGCAGGTAGGCATATTTCAAATCAAGCAAATTCAAACAAACAATCAGAAGAAAAAGAATTTAACGAAAAAGACTATGCCATTTAATTATGGGTAGTCTTTTTTAATTTGAAAGGCAGGTAAAAGTATATGGCACTTTTTAATTTAGGTTATGCAGGTATTGGAGTAGTTACGGCTACATTCGCACTTGACGAAACAACAAAAACAGCAATTGGCACGAACTATGACGGTGCAAAAGGTAAAGCGGTTGCATTGACCGCAACAAACACAGTAGGATATGGAGCAGTTGCAGGAAGTCCACTATTTGGAGTTATTGAAAAAGTTGACGCTAGAGGACTTGCAAGTATTTCTGTTAAAGGTTTTTTTGAGGACGTTCCAATTAAAAAGTTTGGAACTACACCAGCATATCCAACAATGGGCGAAATCGGTTTGGGTGTTGACGACACAGGAAGTGTAGTTAAACTAACCGCAGGTAAAAAAGGTCAATTAACAGGTATTACTAGTACAGACGGTGATACTTCAACATCAACAATTTTACTTTAAATTTGAAAGGCAGGTAAAACACATATGGGCAAAATTATATTAACCGACAATATTGTCGCAGACGCAAGAGATAGAGGAATGCGAATAGTTGACGCATTGGCAGAAAAATACGCAGGTGAGATAGCTGATAAAGTCAAAGAGAACCCAGCACTAAACAAGCTTAACCCTCTACAATTGGTTATGGTTGACGCTGGCTTGACAAACAAGTCAAGAATTAAAGACTTTTACGACAGTGGAAATAACGAACTACTTTTCCCTACAATTATTGATACTAAGTTATCTGAAACAGTTGGGAAAGACCCATTCTTGTCTTATATTATCGGTTCAGAACAAGGCATTGACGGTGTATCCGTTAAGGCTCTTACACTTGATTTGACAAATGAAGATAACAAAAAAGCACTAAATAAACGTGATATTGTGCAAGGTTCTGATTTGCCAATTGTTAAAATCAAAACAGGCGATAAAGCAATTTCACTATACAAACGTGGAGTAGCTGTTGAAACTACATACGAAGCAATTAGACACACTACACTCGATATGTTCCTAAAAACAATTGAGGTTATCGGTGCTAATTCAGCTAATCAACAAATGGGCGACGCAATAGATGTTTTGATTAACGGTGACGGAAACGATAACTCAGCTACTGCTGATACAACTGCTGACGTTGCTCTTACAAATGCTGACTTAGTTAAATTTGCGTTAAATTTCTATGACGCAAATAATGGACTTGTTCTTGACACTATCATTTGCGGACAAGATATGTATATGTCTTTGGTGAATATGGTTACTGCTATTACAAACAGCAATGAGTACAAGCTGGGTGCAGGTTTTAACTTCCCACAATCAATGTTCCAAAGCTTAAATGTTATTTACGATAACAGAGTACCTAAAGCAAGCACAAAAAATCAGCTAATCGGTTTAAATAGAGCAAACGCACTAACAAAATACTTTGAAACAGGTTCACTTATCAATGAAGTTGCAAAAAATATCCGTAACCAAACTCAAATAGGCACATTGTCTGAAACAGTTGGTTATGCGAAGTTTATTAATTCAGCTTCAAGAGTGCTGAAACTAAAATAAGCTAAGAGTATTTTTATCAAGCCCACTATTTTTTATTAGATAGTGGGCTTCATTAAGAATATTTAAAATTTATTAAAAAGGTGTGGTATAATGCAAAACTCTCCAACAGTTGTATCTTTCTTAAAGGACATATTTTATATTTTAACAATGGTGCTTGGAATTTTAGGAACAGCATATGGGTACAGCCAAAAGAAAAAGAACAAAGAAGATAAAACCCTTATAGAAACAATTACGTCAAAAATAAAAGACGAAGTTACCCCAATTATAACAAAGCTAGATATGCAAGTACAGACGACTGAAACAATGCGAAAACGTGATGAAGCTACAACATATTGCACGTTAGCGTTGTGCAAAAACGCTTTATATAATGGTGACGCAAAAAATGAAGTTAAGACCAGTATGAGTAATCTTGAAAAGATATTGAATACAACGATATGTGGGAAAGGAGAGTGTTAATTAATGATACAAATTGTAAACAGAGAAATGCAGATACCAGCAAATGAAAAAGTTATTGGCATACAAGGCGATAATTTAAGCGAAACAAGGGTATTTTCAATTGACAAAGTGATTGACGGAGTAGATTTATCAACTTTTACACCACTTATTCAATTGCAAACTAGCTACCCTACAAGCCCACCGTTTTTCGATACATTGACATCAAAAATAGAGGGAACTAAGCTTATATTATCGTGGAAAGTATCAAAACACGATACAGCAACAAAAGGTAATTTATATTTTCAAATTATGTTTTCAAAGGCAATTACAGAGGACGCAATTATTTATCAAACAATTAAAGATTATTTTGTGGTTGCTCCATCTTTAGAGGCTAGGGCAGAATACGAAAACATACCGCCTAATGTGTTAGAAACCTACATAGACCAAGCGAAAGCTGAAGCTGATAGAGCTTTAAGCATAGCTGACGGATTGACAGGTCAAGTTAATACAGCTACAGATAGTGCAAACACAGCTACAACTAATGCGATTATTGCAACAGGTAATGCAAATACAGCTACAACTAATGCAACCACGCAAGCAAATTATGCTAAAGGTGTTGGCGAATTACTTGAAACTAAACTTGCTAACGGTGAATTTAAAGGTGTTCAAGGTGAACAGGGTATTCAAGGAATTCAAGGCGACAAGGGTGAGCAAGGCATTCGAGGTGAACAGGGTATTCAAGGAATTCAAGGCGACAAGGGTGAGCAAGGAATTCAAGGTTTGCAGGGAATACAGGGTGAGCAAGGTATACAAGGATTAAAAGGTGATAAAGGAGATAAAGGCGACAAGGGCGAGGGTTTAAATCTTGCGGGTAGTTTTAATTCTTTAGCTGAATTGCAACTAGCTTATCCAAACGGAAACGGAACTAACTCATATTTAATCGGCGCTGACGTTTACATATGGAACGGTACAGAATGGATAAATGGCGGAAGAATACAAGGCGAAAGAGGAACAGATGGAATAAGTGCATATCAACAAGCACAATCTTCTGGGTATACAGGCACTCTTTTAGAATTCACCACTTCCCTATCACAAGTTGGGAACAAAGTTGACAAAGATGGCACAAAAGTCTTATCAGATGAAAATTACACAGCTGAAGAAAAAACAAAGTTATTAGATTTATCAAACTATGATGATACAGCTATCAAACAAAGCATAACAGGAATATCTGATAATATTACTTCAATTCAAACTTCGCTCACAACTAAAGCCGACAAATCAACACAACTATCCTCAACACTAATAACTACTGCATGGACAGGTGATACTGCACCATTTACTCAAACCCTCACAGTAACAGGTGCAACCCTAACTAATGTCAATGAAGTATTGCCATCTCTTACTATCACAACACCACAACTTGAAGCGTATCAATCAGCAAACTTGCAAGACGGTGGACAAGATGTAAATAGCGTTGTTGTACTAGCATATGGGGATAAACCAACAATAGATATTCCAATTAGAATTATAGTTAGGGGTGATATGTAATGCCAGTTATAATAAAAGGTAGTGGAGGAAGTGGCAGTAGTGAGCCATACAGCATAAAAACACTATCGGCACTGCCAACAACAGGCAAGGAGAACGATATCGTTGTTATTAGTGATGTGGCAGCACCTTTAGTTGTGTTAGATACCACAGCACCAACACTAGACACTAACTTTCCTAGTGGAAGTATATTCATCAAAAAAGCTTTAACAAGTGCAAATATAATCAATCATGGTAAAAAAGTTGTTGATTATGATGCTATTGTTTCAGCACAACAAAACATCAACGGTGTGTTAGAGAACAAGGCAGGCTATGTTTACAAAAATAACGCTTGGGTAAAATTCAGCAGTGGAATTTTAATTTACGGTTGTAAGATTGATAAAAACAATTCTGACCCACTTACAAGAGTATCCTATACGGATATGGCAGTTGGAATGACACCATGTAGTATGAACTACACTACTGGTGTGTTTAATTATGGCAGTTGGGAGGAGCTTATCAACCAGTTAGCCACTCCTGTAATGCTTAACTATAACGGTACTGTTGCCTATGAATTAGACAGAACTAACCAAACAAAAAAAGCTGATGGAACAGCTAGTGACATATCAAATACAAGCTTTAACGGTAACGCAATGGTGCAGATGAAAAAGATATACACAAAGGTATACAGTGATGATTTGTACGACTATTTTAAATTCTCATTTGATAAAGTTGACGATAGTTATTATGCTTATGCGTTCACAAATCAAAACGCCATTGAACAAGATTTTGCCTATATGCCAATGTTTCGAGGTAGTTCTATTAATGGTAAAATGCGAAGCGTTGCAGGGCAGACACCACTTGGAAATTTAACTGGTGCTCAAGAAATAGCTTTAGCAAGTGCAAATGGTACAGGATATTATACTCAATATTGGAGTATGTGGAACTTGAAGATGCAATTATTATTTTTAGTTGGTAAAAGCACAAATTCACAAGAAACTTTTGGAAATGGAAATATGTCTTCATCTGCTCCATTATCAACTGGTGCTTTAAAAGACAAAGGTGCTTTTTATGGTTACAACACAGCCACGCAACAAGTTAAATGCTTTTATAGTGAGGTTATGTGGGCAGACCAATACGATAGAACAATGGGTTGTGTCACTGATGCAAGCAGTAATATTAAAGTTAAAATGTTCCCTCCATACAACGAACTTGGTACAAACTATCTTGCATTGGGTTTATTTCCTGCAAGTGGATATTTAAAAGATGCCACTTTTTCAGAAAAGGGTATATTACCTAAAAATGCAACTGGAAGTGCGACTACTTATTTTTGTGATTATAATAATTTTGGTGCTTCTAATTACGTGTTCGTTGGCGGTCGCTACGGTGATGGTTCTGCTTGTGGTTCTTCGTTCTTGTACTTGGCTCGTGCGTTTTCTCTTGCGGATGCGCGTTATGGTGCGAGCCTATTCTACATAAAACCTTAGCAACACAATAAAAACATAGTCAAAAGGAGAATTTAAAATGCAAACATATAAATCACAAAGCAATACAAGACCATTAGAGTGGGATATCACATCAAGTCCTACAACAGTTTATCATAATTATAGCGTTGTTGAGAGCGAAAAAGAGGGTGAAATATCATATGAATATGCTGTTGATAAAATGACACATCAAGAATACAATATTCATTTGCAAAGGCAGATTACAACACAGCAAACTATAATAGACGAAATACTGCTTGCAAATTTGGGGGTGTAATAATGTATGAAACATTAAAAAGGCTATATAGAGAGGGCAGGTTGACCGATACTGGGCTTGCAAGGGCTGTTGAAAGAGGTTGGATAATGCAAGCACAAGCAGATGAAATCAAGGCGAGTAAAGAATAAACAAGATTAAATTTTGAAATGGGGGATTAAGTTTGGCAAGTATTGTAATAGAAAACAAGCATAATCGAATACGCACTATTTTATCGGTTGATGAACTTGATTTATCAACCGAGATAATAGATTATCCAGAGTATAACAATTTAGCCGAACGAAGCGTTAAGCTTAAAGTGCCTAATTGGGAAAGTTTAGCCGAAGATGAAAGGTTAATTTTTGAAAGTTGTATATTATACAAAACTGCCGAACTTCTTATCCCTTATTGTTTAGCAACTGCAAACAGCGTGAAAGTTGAACAGACAACACATTCAAAGATTGAATATTTCCAAACGAATGCACAGGATAAATATTTGAGTATTCGAGATACATTAGATGAACTACTATCACAAATAACTGATAGTGGTTCTTCTTTTTTTGGTTTTGATATAAGTTAAGAGGTGCTAGTAAATGCAACAATTTGAAAAAATCATACATAGGCAAGGCGAAACATTGCACTTAATTACTGCTTCCACTTCCCTACCGTTTAAAGCTAGTTTAACGGAGAGTACAAAGGCAACATATAGCGTAAATAATCGTGCTAACTTCTTTCAAGGGCAATCTTTAAAACGGACTTTAGACGGTACAAGCAATGTTGAAGTTGGAGATTATTTCACAAGAGATACAGACGATAACAAAGTTTATTTTGTAATGTCAACTATCCCCGAGCCACGTTGCACTAACTTAATGTTTATGTACGTTGTACGGTGCAATACGAAGATTACGATAACACGATATAGCGAGAGTGTAGACCCAAATGACGAAACGCAAAGTATAAAAGGTGATGTTGCCATTGCGACAGATGTATGGGCGAACAAAGATGTCGTTACCCGCTCTATGAAAGGCACTAATGATGGTTTACTTGACCAAGCTATATACCTTGTCTATCTTCCTAGAAAGTACGGTGTAAAGCTTATGGATAAGGTGTGCATAGGTGATGTGATATACCGAGTTGAGAGTATTAACGATATTCTTATCAACGCAGATATGACAGGGGGTGTTGATGTGCTACAACTTACTTATCTTTCTCAAAAGGCGGTACAAAAAAATGAGTTTAACTAAATTTTTACGTTTTAATTCAAGTGCTTGTTTCAACGATTTATACCAAGAAATCAGTAAAACTGCTGATATTTTAATCGCAGAATATGAAGCTGAAATAAGGCAAGGTATGTATACTCCACAGGGTGCAGAAAGTATTCACTTAGGAATAAGCACAGACGATAAGAAACTACTACACAGAGAGGTTGTCGGTGGTGCGTGGGCAATTATAGACAGTTACGGTACAGGCTCTAAAATGGATAAAAATAATCCGTTTTATGAGGAATATAAACAATCTAGTTACTACAACCCTGCTAGATATGGCGACCAAATTGTAGGTAGACCAGAGGGAGAATACGAGAATATTTTTGGCGAAGAAGAATATTCAAGTGGAAAAAACGAAGGTAAAAACCTAGAGGGGTATTATTCAAAATCAGTTATTGCACCAAGTAAAGCTTTTCAAAATGCTTTAATTTGGTTTAAAGCAGGTAATCGAATAAGCAAAAGAATAAAGCAATGTGTATCTAGCTTTAATTTTACTAGATATTTTACAAATGGTTAGGAGTTGATACGAGATATGCCAGTTACTCCAAGCGACGATAAAAAAGCGTTTTGGAAACGAATACGTTATGACCCTGTTGTTTTAAATCTTATGGGGTGGGAAGAAGCACCCCCTATTAGTCTAGCAACTCAAATTATTATGAAAAAAGCTATCCCCGATATTTTGCAAGCAGGTAGTAAGTATATCTGCATTTATAATGTACCAAGTAGAAAAACACAGGATATTCACTTTTCAGATACTGTAATGCAAATTGATATGTTCGTGCCTTATGACGAAAGTGACATAGCGGATAAGGCAATGACGCAGATTATAAAAAAATGTGCAAATAACTTTACGATTAATAATCGTCCAGTTATATTCGACGCACTCATAGGAGATATTCCCGCACCGACAGGTTTTTACTGTAATTCGGTGCGGTTTTATTATTATTCAACCATCTAAATTTTATTTTAAAAGGAGATTATTATTATGGCAGGAACAACTAAGACACTAGAAAAAGCTATTGTTTTCCCAGTGGCAGGACATTTTATGCTTCAGCGTTACGACAAAAACGGTATACTTGACCCGACACAATTTTATTCATCTGCACACGGTATCGTTAAGAGCATAAAACGTGCTAACGCTCTCACAACAAGTGAAATGGCTGACGGAAACAGTGTATATGCGGCGAAAGAATATCCAACAAAAGAGGAAAACACTATCACTATCGGACTATCTACATACGACGCAGAACTTGAAGCTTTCCTAAAGGGTATTGACCTTACAGAAACCACAGCAGATATTATGTCTGTTATGGAAGCAATTTCAATTCCAGCTGACGGTATTGTTGTTTTAGGGAACAAGGTAAAAGACGCCACTTTCAGAATATTTGCCAAAGACAAGCTAGGAAATGTTTTTGAAAAAGCTGAAACCACAGCAACAACAGGGCAATATACAGCGGTAGTTGCTGAAAACGTAGCAACTTTAACTTTTACAGGAGCTGACGAGGGCAAGGAACTATACCTAGTATACGACGCACAATTTGCAAACATTGCAAAAATGAAATATTCAGAAAAAGCAAAGATTATCCCTATGCAAGTTACAATTATCGGTGAAGCTAATTCCTTTGATGAGGTGCAAACTTATGTTACTAATATCGTAATTGATAAAGCGACTTCTTCTGGAGGTATTACACCACCAGAACAAACAAATGACCCAACAGGTGGTTGGGAAATCACTCTAAAAACAGGTAAACCAAGAGCAGGAAAACAACCAGTTGAAGTTTCTTTTGGAAACAACTAAATAGTAATTAAGTAGAATATTGAGGGTAGTTTGTCTACCCTCTTTTCTATTTTAAAAACGAAAGGAAAATTTAATTATGAATATTCAAGACCAAAAATCTTTAGAAAATACAAACAAAGAAGCTATAACAGATAACAGAGATTTCAGCGCCAAAGGACGAGAATATGCAATTATTGTTATGCCTTTAGCTTATGTATTGGAATACACTCAACTACCTTTAGGGTTAATGCTACCCTCTGAAACAGGTGACTATTCTAGCGTATACGGAAATTTTGCAAAAACAAAATACCGTGATGAAGATGGTGCGATAAAAGACATTGATATGAAGATAGAAATTGAAAAGTGGATACCACGTTTATTGAAATACAAAGGTAAACCAGCAAGTTTAGAATTGTTATACGAACACGAATGGGATATATACGATTTTGGGAACTTTTTAAAAAAGGCAATACAAATATCGGGGTAGATAGGGCTGATTTATTTAAAGACGGCGACAATTCAGCCACAAATAAAGATATATGGAGTTACCTATTAGATATACTTTCGATATTTGAAGCAAGTGGAACACAGAAACATATTGTTTTAGGGTATACTTTGCCTTATATCTATGCTGTCTATCCCAAGATGATGGAACAAAAGCTCAATTCAATTAATCCGTTTGGATTTATGGGCGGTGGTGAAACAACAACTACTAGCACAGACAATGAAACACCGCAATCAAAAGAAAACGGAAGTAACGGCAAATTAACCGATAAAGGTGTGTTAGATTTCTTTAGCGGTATGTTGTAATAAAAATATACAATATCTTTTATTTTAGCAATCAACTATTGTTGGTTGCTTTTATATTTTTAGAAAGGAGTTCAAAACAATGTTAGGTGAAAACACAAGCGAGAACAAACATTTAGCTAGTCTTGATTTTAATATAAGTGGGATACTTCCTCAAATGCAAGAGGTCGAGCGTATTGTTAGAGAAACAGGGTTATCTTTAAAGCAAGTTGTAGAAAGTAACTTCAACATTGGCGAAGCTATCAACAAGCAAATACAAACAAGTGCAGGAGCTTTTAGTACAACAGGAATGTCTACAAATTTAGAGAACTCTGTAAAACGTGTTGGAATGTCCTTAAAAAAAGCAACCGAACTAATGATACAAGAAAACGACCCTAATGCTTTATTGGCTAAATATTTGCGAAACGGCGGTAAAAAAACAATAATCGGCTGGAATGAAGCAATGGAAAAAGAAATGAAACATTCTGCACCTGACTTAAAAAAATCATTATCAAGTTATGTTAAATGGGATAACACAGGTAAAAGTGCTGGTATAGATGTTTTCCGTTCAGAGATTGAGGAGTTGGGTATAACAACAAGCCATATAGGAAACGAATATGAATTAATGTTAGATGTATATGAGCGTATTAACCAATTTAGGAATAAACGAAATTATATGGCTTCTGGGGAAATGTACGAAGATGAAGTGAAAGGCTTAATGAAATACCGATATAGTCTTTCGGAAACAGAAGATGAATTAAGAGATTTTCTTATTGCACAAGAACAAACTAAAAGGATAACAACAGATTTCACAGGTACACAACTAGGTAATTTAGGTTCTGCTGATTTAGACGCTAGAATTGCTAAAATCAGAGAAGTTGCAGGAGTTGAAGAACAACTTAAAATATCAACAGACGAAGAGGGTAACATTAGACGAGCAGTCGTTGATTATACTGACCAGCAAGGCAGGAAGATAAGGGAAACAATTAATCTTACAAATGAACTAAATAACGAAACAGGCGAAATGGAAAGTAGGGTTAAAAACACAAATTTTGATTACATAGACCAATCGCTAAAACGTGCAAATGACGAATTGAAACAACTTCACACAAATTTTAAAGCTTATGCTGATTTAAAGAAACAATCAGAAACAAAAAATATGTTGCCTAAAGAGCAAGATGTTGTTCAAGAACGATTGACTAGAGCTACAAAAGAATATCAAGAAAGTTTAGTTAAAGTTGTTCAATATGGAAATCAAGGCTTGATTACACAAGAACAATATATACAGATTGCAGAAAAAGAAAAAATGCTACAAGATGATATTCTTATTACTAAAGAAAAACAAGCCCAAGCTGACAACGAGAAATATCAAGCAATTGCTAAACAGTTTGAAAAAGAACAAAGTATGCTACAACAAAATCTAAGTAAAAACGCCAACAATGTTCAAAAAGACGGATTAGACGAACAGCACCTTGTTAATATTAGGAAAATACAAGTTGAACTTGAACAATTAGGGCGTGAAAGTAGTGTCATAACCCAAGACGAATTAACTCAATTAGATATACTAAGGCGACAATCTGAAGCTATTGAACAACAAGTGTTGCAAGAAAAACGAAAATCTGAACTTGCAAAAAAAACAGAGCAAGACGAAAAAAATATCTTATCTGTATATGAGCGTTCAGCTAAATTGCAAGCACAAATAAAAATGTCTAAGGCAACAGGTAGCCAAGCTTTAAGCAGGGAAACAAGCTTAATTAGACAACAGGCAGAACAGCTATTTAAAAGGCTTTCAACAGACGGCAAAATTACTGACGAAATGAAACAGCAAACAGCCGAATTGTCAAAGCAACTTAATCTACTTGAAACACAAGCTAAAGTCAATATTTCTAGCAACCCTAAAGTTAATAATAAAGGTATGTTAGGCGAGATTGCAAGTAAAGCTAAATGGTATGTTGCTGGGTCCGCTGCCTTTGCAGGGGGATATGTTGCAAAACAGGCTTTGCAAACACTTACAGACGTTGAATACAAGGTAATGGAAATAACAAGGGTTATGAACGATAGTACACTTAATGTACAATCATTTCAAGAGGAACTGTTCAACCTTGCAGTAGGATATGGACGTTCTTTTGATGATGTATCAGAAGTTGCTTTACGTTTCGCACAGGCAGGATATAGCGTTAAAGATACTATATCTATGACTAAGGATAGCTTACTTGCTTTAAACACTGCTGAACTTGATGTAGAGAACTCTACTCAATCTATGATAGGTATTATGCAACAATGGGGATATGAAGCAACAGAATTATCAACTATCATTGATAAAATCAACTACACGGCAGATAACAACCCTATTACTTCCCAAGACCTTGTTGACGGGTTGCTACAAGCAGGTGCGGCGGCTAAAACAGCTAAGATTAGTTTTGACGATACAATCGGCACCTTAACAGCAATGAAAGAAGCAAGTGGCAGAACTGGACGTGAAGTTGGTAATGCTTTTAAATCTATTATTGCATATACCCAACGTGACAAGTCGTTTGATACGTTTGAAAGTTTAGGCATAAAAGTATTCGCAGATGAAGCAAAGACTATGCTCCGCCCTACCCTTGATACAATAGGAGATTTATCCGCCAAATTCAAAGAAAACGGTAATATTGTTGTTGATACACTTTTGAAAGACGAGGGTGCTGCTGAATTACTAAACGAGAGTATGGCTGAACTTATAGGAAGTTCAGAGAATTATTCAGCTATTAAACAAGCTGAAAGTGACGCTACTAATCAATCATTAACCGATATGGAAAGACTTGACGCTGTTCAAACAGCAGGTATGCACAGACGTACATACTTCATTTCTTTACTTGAAAACTTTAATAAAATTCAAGAAGTTTCAACAGCTTTACAAAACGCAGAGGGTTATTCATTAACAGAAAACGCAAAACATATGGAAACTCTAAAAGCTAAAGTTGTTCAACTTGTAGAAAGCTTAAAGCAACTTGCCGTACAAGCAGGTGAAGCAGGGTTAATGAATATTGCAAAAGGTGCGGTAGACGCTGCGACAGCGATAATGGACATTACATCTAATATGGGCGGTTTAGTTCCAGCTTTGACTTTAGTGTTAGGCGTTGTTATTGCGTTAAAACGTGAGAAAATAGCAAGTGAGCTAGTTGGATTAGGCAATAACATAAAAGGATTAGGTAAAGGGTTTAAAACAATCCAAGCCGAAGCGGCGACGGCTGGAACAACAGTAAGCACAGCAGGTGCAAAAATGCAGGCTGCGTTTGGTTGGATTGGACTTGCACTTGCTACTATAACTTTAATTGTCGGTGCTATATCCGCACACAATAAAAAACTAGAAGAACAAAGGCAAAAAACTATTGACGCTGGACTTGCTGCTAATGAAACGATTAAAAGCGTTACAACTCTTAAAGATAAGTATGATGAATTAGCTAAAACTTCCTCAAAAACAACAGAGCAAGAAGAAGAATTTAAAAAAGTTCAAGAGGAACTTATTTCGCTTTTAGGTGATAAAGCAGATGTGCTTAAAAATCTAACAGCAGGAACAGACGCTTACAGGGAAGCATTGACTAAGGCAACAGCAGAGGAAATTGAAAGCCAAAGATTAGCACTAGAAAGGTCAAAGCAAGCAAGCAAAGAACAAGTAAACTCATTGTTTACTGGTGCGATTAACACAGGGAAATCAGCAATTGATATCACCACAGGCGGAAAAAGTCAAGGAATACTCGATAAGCATTTGGGGGAATTTAGAGGGATATTTAGCGATGAGAATGCTACACAATATGGCCCACAACAAGATAATTACGAGAGTCAAATCGAATGGTACAAAAAACTCAAATTAGCATTAGATGATTTAACAAAAGATGGTGACTTTGAAAGCTTTGCTTATAAAAAAGTAAACAGCGAAGTTTCAAGACTTAGTGAAACAATGGAAGAAGCTATTAAAATTCAAGGTACACTCGACATTAAGACAGCTCAACAAAACGAAACTCTTGTAAAAACAGCTATTAGCACAGCAAAAGTGAGTGGTGCAACCGTAACAAATAACGAGGAACTAGAAAAGTTCAACAAAACAGTAGTTGACAGCATTGCTAAAAGTGGAGGCTTTGAGGGTTCTATTGAAGATATTGCAATACAGGTAAAACAACTTTCAACTAAAGAGTTTCCTAACCTCAATAAAGCTTTTAAATCAACAGGGGACGCAGTAGTTGACCTTTCAAACGCTACAAAGAGCAACGAAACTATTTTAGCAGATTTCAATAAAGTTGTTGACGAAAGTCAAGAGAAACTTCAAGAATTAGCAGACTTGCACGATTTAGTTGCAAATAGTGAGGAAGTATCGGGTAGTCAAATACTTGATTTAATTCAAAAGTACCCTCAATATGCTACTGAAATTGCAAATGTAAATACGAATAAGCAAGCAATGATTGATATTACAAAAAGCTTGTTTGAGGTAGAAAAAAAGGCAGCAGTTGCTAAATTAAATGCAGACAAACAACAACTAACAAGTGATAGCAATACTATTATTTCCACTTTAAACGTAGCGAGAGCGAAAATTACAGCAATGCAAGCAACCGCAATGTTAGATAGTGCGTTGGCAAAAGAGCTGGACAAAACAAAGGCAAGTATTAGCGGACTTGAAAAAGAACTTTCAAAAACGAAAAGCAATATATCGGCTATGGATAATGCTATTGCAACCATAAACAATATGGACATTAGCAACTACTCTAGCAAGAGTAAAGGTGCTAAATCTGCCACAGATAAGCAAACAGAAGCAGTTAATAAGCAAATTGAAGCCTTTGAACATCTTAATTCAATGGGTGTATATACACTTCAACAGCAAATTGACTTTTATAAAGAACTCTTACGCACGACTAAAAACACCGTTGAAACACAGCAGAAGTTGGAAACCACCCTTTTTAATCTTTACAAAAAGCAAGTACAAGAAAAAATACAACTTGCTGAAAAAGAGAAGAACAAAAGAATAAAAGCAATTCAAGATACCGCTGATAAAGAAATTAAAGCATTGCAAAAAGTTCAAGATGAACGAGAGAGTTCAAGGAATGCTGAAGATTATCAAGACAATCGAGGTGACATTTTAGAACAAATTAGTTATTGGGAACAACGCACAGGCAATGAAGCTGTTACTAATTTGAAAGACCTCAAAGAACAACTAGCCGACGTTGACAAGGATTATCAACGCAAGCAAGAAGATGAAAAACTTGCAAAGCAAATTGAAGCAATCGAGGAAAGACGAGATAGGGAAATTGAAGCAGTTGAAAAAGTATGGGAAGAAATACAGAATGCTTTTGATAGCGAAAACTTAGATATGGTTAATAAAGCTAAATTATATTCTTCTGATATGTTTAAAGAGTATAATATGAATTTCTTAAAACCCTTTCTTGACGATATATCTAAAATCAAAGACGCAATGCGACAAATTGCAAACTCTTCAAAAACAAGTATTAGTAAGACGGTTAAAGTTCCTACACCTACATACAAACAGGCTTATGCCAGTGGAACAATAAACGCAAAAGGTAACTCTTTTTCTAAAGTCGGCGAGTACGGCCCAGAACTAAGAGTATTAAATCAAGGTGACGGAATTGTTCCAGCACAAGCGACTAAAAACCTAATGGAAATAGGGCAATATTCGTTAAATCAAATTATGGATAAAGTACAATTTACTATATCCTCTGCCCTACAATCTAGGTTGAGTAGTGATATACAACGATTACAGCAAAACTATAACAATAGCACAAGCAATAATTACAACAATGCTTCAAACGATAATAGCCGTTCAACAGTTGTTACCAACAATATCATCAACAACAACCATATTGAAGATGAAACAGACGGACAGGCATTAGCTAATTTAGTAGGCAGACAGTTGTTAAGTCAAATGAAATCATTACCAAGAGGGCGATAGGGATAATTCTCTATCCCCTTTTATTATTAAGGAGGTGTTATTCTATGCGAAAGAAAAAGAAAAAAGAGTTTTCAAAACAAATTCTAATCATTGTTTCTGCATTCACTTTTATTGTTAGTGTTGTGGCTATGGCCATAGCGTGGAGAACTGGTGACACTAGCGTATTCGCTTATCTAATCCCCTCTCTATTTGCTGAATTAGCAACAGCGACAGGGTTTTATTACAACAAAGCAAAAGCAGAAAACAAAATTAAAATTCAAAAATCAGTTACGCCAGTTACAGAAGAAAGCGAGGAATAAAAAATGAACGCAACTAAAATTTTTAAAAACCCTAGTATTGTTATCACTTCAACCTTTGGAAATCGTATTGACCCTATAACAGGCATAAAAGCTTTTCATCTAGGTGTTGATTACGGAACAAGAGGGCAGAAACTACCGCAATACGGCTTAGAAAAAGGGGTTGTATTAAGTTGTGGTCAAGATGGAACAGGTGGTATATATGCTAATGTTCATTATCCGACTTTAGGTGACCACGTTGGGGTATATTATCATCTTGACAGACTAGCGGTTAAAACAGGTCAATCAGTAGATACCAATACCGTTATCGGTTATACAGGCACAACCGGAAGAAGCACAGGCATACATCTTCATTTTGGTTGGTGTAAGAAATCAGAAATCGGTAAGGTGTGGAACTCTCGCTCTTGGGAGAACTTTGAAAAGTATAGTTTTCCTATTGTTGCACCAGTTAAAAAGCCAATGCCTAGTAACGTAGTAGGATATAAGGTTGGAGATAAAGTAAAGGTTAGGGGGAATGCAAGAACGTACACAGGTGGAATTCCTTCAAGTTTTGTGTATAACGGAATATATGCCATTGATGAAATAAAAGGTGATAGAGCTGTACTTGACAAAAAAGGCATATGCTCACCATTCAATGTTAAAGATTTGATATTGGTTGGAACATCTACTCCAACAGCTAAACCTAAGCCTACACAGCCTACAAATAACTATATAAACTATACTGTTAAGCGTGGAGATAGTTGGTGGAGAATTGCAAGCCAACCACCTATGAATAACGGTAGCAAGTGTATACAGCTGGCTAAATACAACGGTATGACAATCTTTAATGCTATACACGCAGGTCAAGTATTGAAAATACCCAAATAGGTACATACGAAATAAATAAAAGAAGAAAGAATAGGTGCAAATTATGTTTAATTTTTTAATATCAAATTGGGATAGTGCTTTAGTGGTGTTAATCGCAATAGTAGTATTCTTCATACTGTATAAAAGAGGTTCTGTAAAAGTGCTGAAACAAACGCTACTATACCTTGTAATAAAAGCAGAAAAAGAATATGGTGGTGGCACAGGAGAACTTAAATATTCAGCAGTTGTAAGTTGGCTTTATGATAAGCTACCGTCAATTGTACGTTTTTTTATTACATCAAAGCAAATTAAAAAGCTTATCGAGAATGCAGTTATCAGAATGAAAGAATACCTTAAAGAGAATGGCGAAGCAAAAAAGCTAGTTGAATAGCTAACTTTAAGTGGGGCAAGTGTGGTGCTTGCCCTTTATATTTTTAAAGAAAGAGTGATATTATGACAATAAAAAACATAGTAAAAGAAACAATTGGCGATGCTTGTGAAAGAATGGCAAGGCATCAGAATATCTCTTGCTTACAAGCTATAAAAATAAATAAAATACTAAGCAAACCAACTAAATTTTCGGAAAAAGATAGCGATATTATTGATATTTGCCAGACGTTTGTTTCTGATGATGAAAAATTAAAGCTTATTAAAGAATATCTAAATAAGTTTAACCCAAACGAAATAATATCTTCATATTCGGAATTGTTCAAAGAACTTATGAAAGTATTTTTAAGCGTAGGAGCAGACCACCACTGTTTAAGAATGCTCGTTTTAACTGTTGGTGATATTCTACAATCAAAAGATGAACTTTTATCTGGGAAAGACCTTTGCATAGAATTAATGAGTGAATTACGTATGACACAAAGAAACAAAGACGGTAAAGATTTGTTCTATGTATCTCGTGCAAGCAAAGAATATAAAAAAAATCACCGTAGAATACCCAAGAGAAAGCAAAAACGAATACACATAAATTTTGATAGAAAGACTTATTAGGAAAGGTATGAGTAGCTAATGTATATAGATAATAATTTTGAAAATCCCTTTTTGGAACTTGACGAAACAAACAATCAACTATTACCTTTGAATATATTTGTTGATTTTCAAGAAAGTAAGATAGATACAATACCAGCAATAAGAGAAAGCGTTGAAACAGTTGCAGGGCTTGACGGCGATATCCTTTATGATAGCACATACTCCCCTCGATTATTCGATTTAGTATGTTATACTCCCGATAACTTATCAGCAGAACAGAAAATATTATACAAGCAACATATTACATATACTTTAAACCAGCTTAAAACGAAAGCTAAGCCTTTGCTGTATCAAGGTAAGGTATATATGGTTAGACTAACAGGCACAATGCAGCCGTCTAATTATGCTGGTTGGTTTAATGGTACAATTCAACTTAAAGCCAGTGACCCTTTTGGATATTCTCAATTAGTATATATTCTAAAAAGAGATGGCGTTATTAGGTGTAGTGGGAATGTGCCTATTGGTTTAGTTATTGAGATACAAGGTGAAACGACTAACCCTTTTGTGACTATTAACGGTGTTAAAATAGCTTATAACGGAACTGTTCCACTCAACACAACATTAAGCATAGACACAGAAAATCAACAAGCTTTTTTAATCAATGCAGATGGCATAAAAACAAACGCTATAAATAATGTGACAGGGTTGCAAAAAAAAGTTCAACTTCAAACGGCAACTACACAAATAATAAATGAACTAGTTGAGTTTGAGCCTTACAAAAATACGGTAACTATGAGCAACCCTACTAACACAACGGTAAAATGGAGAGAAAAGTATTTGTAAGATGAATGATAAACTGATTTCGTTTAATGTTGACTTTTAGGATATAATTGGATATACTATATTTGTAAACAAAATAAAATGTAAGGTTGTGTTAATATGATTATAAAATGTCCAGAATGCAACAAAGATATATCGGATAAAGCTAGTGCTTGTCCTAATTGTGGGTGTCCTGTTTTTGAAGAAGAATTAAATGATAAGCCTCAACAAGTAGAAGTTACTGCTTTAAATATTAAACTTCGCAATCCTAAACGAATTAAAACTATCTTGATTGCAACAGCTGTTATCTTAATATTAGCTATTATAACTTTTTCTTTCTTTACGATAAAAGCCATGAAAGAAGAAAAGAAAGCGAGAGAACTGTACATCATAAATCTCAAACTTGTCAATACTTCAATGGAATTTGGAGCAGGGCAAAGCGAAAGTTTATGCAATCTAACATATAAAGTTTGGTACAACACTATACACGACGAACTTGATGGCGAAACAGACGAATACCGAATAGATGGCGGTGTGTATACAGATGATTTTAATGTAGCATTAATAAATCTTTATGGTTCTGAAACAGCTAAATCATACATTGAGTTTATTGAAAGTAGTAAAAGAATGGTTGACGTAGCAATGAAAGAATTGAGTAATCCCCCTAAAGAGTTTGAAAAAAGTTACAAAGCTTTAGAGGATTTATATCCTTCGTATAAAGGACTTACTGATTTAGCCATTAATCCTACTGGAAGTTTACAGAGTTTTATTGAAAGCAAAAACAATAAAATAGACGAATTTCAAAATAACTATGATAAATTTAATTTACAGCTACCAGATGTCGCAAAAGAAGATTTGGGTAGCTAACAAAACACTATACAAAACATTTAAAGAACCTTTAACTAGGTTCTTTTTTTATACCCATTTTTAAGAAAAGGAGTTGACAAACAGTATGCCCGATAAACAGATAATCGTAAAAAACAACAATTCAATCATAGCTTATCTTACCAAAGAAGATTTAGTGTATGACGGTTGGATTGAAGAACGACAGAACAAAGAATGCAGATTGACATTATCCTTTTCAAGCTTATCTTCTAAAATCTTTACAATTAAAGATTGCAACAATGAATTATACATTGATGGTAAAGTGTTTTCTTTGCTTAACAGCGACGCTATTTCTATTGAACGAACAGAGGATAACAAGCTAATAACAAGCGTAACTGCTATTGAAAGGTGGCAAGCAGAACTTGAAACTGATTATCATCAAGTGTATAACAGTACAACAGGTTTTGACCACATAGACGAACATATGGTTATTATAGTTAGTGGTGGCTCTGATTTAAGTGGTGGCAGATATTCCGTTGGAAGTGCAGGACACGCACTATATGCCCTACTACAAGGTACAGGGTGGACATTAAAAGATTGTAATGTAGATGGTACGTATGACCTTGAAACCGATAAAAAAAGCACCCTTGCTAACATATACACTTTGCAGGAGCAATGGGGTGGAATTATTATATGGGATAGCGTAAATCGTATTGTATCTTTGATGAAAGAGGAGCTGTATGAGCCTTTTAATGGCTTTCAGATTAAGTACGGTAACAATATGAAACATATAGCTAAAAGCATTGATAACAATGTTATTTCTCGGCTGTATGTATACGGTGAACGTGGTTTAAATATTGCAAGTATCAACAGTGGAAATGAATATATAGATAACTTCTCACACACTAATAAAATTCGCAAGCAAATATTAACTAACCCTAATATCACAACGCAAGAATATCTAAAAACGTGGGGTGAAAGACAAAGCGAAATATTAGGCAAGCCAAAAGAAACATATGTAACTTCTATTGTTGATTTATCAGCTTTAGACGAATACACAGATGTTCCGTTTAACGTAAATGATATGTGCAATATTATTGATGTTGATATCGTTGGAGATGTTCCTATTCAGAAACGTATTGTGTATAAAAAATATAACGTATTTGAGCCTTGTTTATGTTCCCTTGAAATCGGAGATAATCAGATTACTTTTGCACAAGAATTAAAAGATACTTCTGATAAAACAACCGACATAGATAACGGAATAAATGATAAAGGTGAACTTGATGGATATTTAGACGCAGATGAAATAGACAAAATCAATAATGTATTTACTAGAAGAATTGCAGATACAGAGGGCAATGTTTCTGTTTTGCAACAAACAGCTTATTCTCTGACTTCTCGTATTTCAAGCGCAGAGGGCAATATTTCATACCTTGAGCAAACAGCTTCTAGCATATCTATGAGAGTTACCAACGCAGAGGGTAGTATTGCTTCCCTTGATATAAGCGTTAGCGATTTAGGAAGTCAAATATCTTTAAAAGCTGATAGAATTGAGTTGCAAGGCTATGTTACTTTCTCTGCTCTTTCAACTTCTGGAAGTACAACAATAAACGGCGGAAACATAAGGACAGGAACAATTAACGCAAGTGTTGTATCAGTTATTAATCTAAACGCAAGCAACATAACAGCAGGGGTAATAAGTGCCGATAGGATAAATGTAAGCACTTTAGTAGCGAAAGGGTTGGTTGCAAAACACGGTGAGTTTAGCGGAACAATTACTTGGGGGGCTTGGGCAGGCGTAAAATGTGATGGAGCGAGTCAAACGACAATTTACTCTAGTGATTTAACTCTAAAAGGGTCGGGTGGTATATACCTTGAAGCACAATGGACGTACATATATGGTGTAGTTGTAATTCCAACCGAATTACAATATAAAGGCTCTGTGATACAACGCAACACAATTAACTACACTAATAGTACAGGTGGAATATCGTCAATGAAAGTTCTAACTTGGCAATAACAAATAAAAGGAGAATACATATGAAACTACAAAAAATAATGCAATCATTTCAAGCCGTTCAATCGTTTTTGGACTTGTCTATATCCTATCAAAAAGCTAGGATATTAAAAAAGATTTATGATACAATGAAAAGTGAAGTTGATTTTTACTTGCAGGAGGAAAAAAAGCTTATTCATCAATTCGCAAAAAAAGATGAGGACGGCAACCCTGTATTGAATGGCAATAAAATTCAGTTTGAAAACACCGATAGTGCTAATAAATATTTAGCTGAAATAACTAAGTTAAACGAACTAGATGTTAGTGTTGATTTTGAACCTGTTGTTTTAACGGAAAATGAAATAGGTTCGCAATGTATAAGTGTAAATGCCCTTGAACAAATTGAAGGTTTTATAACAATCGAATAA